TTACAATTCACTATCTTTCTTAGAATCAAGCTCCCAATAGGTTCTGTCATCCCCATCAAATGCTTTAAATCCAATAGTCTTGAATCTAAGATTAGTCAATTCATTCTTTACTTCGAGATATGTATCCTTTTTTACCATATTATCTACAAACATATATCCTGTAAACGTTATATCGCGTCCAGACATTGATACCTGAATATTTTTCTCCCATAATTTGTCCCTTACACTGTTGAAATACACTCTACGAGCCACATTAAAGTATTTCTTTTGAAATAACAACAATGCCCTGTCGAGCTCATCGTTTGATATGCGTGCAACCTTTCTCTCTGCCTTTTCCGCTTTAATTAGAAATTTGCGTACGTCTTCTATATCATTGAGATCGGCAGGCTGGTTTAACTCAAAGATGAGATCAGCTACACTTTGCTCTTCTACTAGCTGGTTATTGGCTTCCTCATTTGAACCATAAAATGACTGCCTTGGGTTTCCTTGGAAAAAATTCGAATACGATGCATAATAATGGCCTACATCAAGTGTGCTATCACTATACAGATAGATGACTTTATCGGGATTTAATTGCAGCTCAGTTCTCATAATGTTCACTTCATCTCCTGTCTTTATCTCTTCAAGAGTCCATATATGACACTCTTTGGTAGTCGATTTAAAAACAGATGCTGCAAGCATCTTGTATTTTATTATCTGTTTTTTCTCTTGCTTTACATCGCTACTTTCGTTTAGACTATTAGAGCGATTTCCACATGACGAAAGCATTACTAGGATAATGATGGGAATGTATTTTAATGCTTTGTTCATATTACTTGTGATTTTGGCTATCTTACTCTCTTTCGTGTTTCAAAGTCAATTATTATGCAGTCTTGGTATTAGATTCTTTTTTCTCTCCGAGACCTACTATCTCTCGAAGCACTTTATTTTCTGCCTTAAGAGAAATTATTTCATTTTTAAGTTCTTCAATTTCAGCAGAATCAGACGAATCATGTTTGGTCATATTTCCTTTTCCTACAAGAAGCCATTCTGCCGAGATAGACGGATTACCGTTTAAAATCGAATTTAATAAAGAATATCTTGGCTCAGCCCCTTTAATACATTCGTTCAATGTCGTTGGAGCAACTCCTATTTTTATAGCATAACTTCTTATACTTCTTTCACCACTATTTTTGAATAGTATATTAACTCTTTCATTTATAGTTGATTCCATTGTTTTTTTATTTATAATTTGTCTAAATTGCAATATTCCGTTCACTTCATCTTGTTTATGAACGGAATACCGTTTATATTTGCATTCAATATTAGTACCGATACTACTAATACAGGGTACAAAATTTAATAATCCTCAAAAGTAAGATAAAGTTATGACAGAAGCAAAAATTAAAACCAAAATTTCAGTGAAAGACACTCTGTTAGCCATTCCAGTCGGAGAGGGTAGAGTTATCAAGAATCGTGTCATTAAGTCCTCCGTTATCAGATCGGCTATTCAAAAAATGAAACCGGAAGGTTATTCTTTCACCGTTTCCGAAGCTGGTCGTATCGATGATGTATTAGTCACCCGAAATAACTAACTAAAAATAACCGATTAAATGAACAGCATTATGGAACATTTAGTACCTATTTTTTTCTTTGCCTTATTGTGTGTAGCTACGTTCGCTATTTTAGTGAGAACAGTCAATAAAGCTTTTGGTATTCGCAAAAATAGCTCTATTCAAACATCTGCTTCCGAAACAAAATTCATCACCACATGTGGTATAGAGCACCCTTTGTTTGCACCATACACTCGTTCGCGTATTCTTCATCAAGAAGAATCATCTAAGCATGTATATAAAAGAAATGGTGAAGAATCTATCTGCACCATCTCCAAATCATATACAATGCAGCTGAAACTCTTCGGGATGAACATTTTTCGGAAAACAATCATAGATGGTATTGTCACTTATAATCTACTACGCGTATTTAAGTTAACAAACTATTCTTCGAGTGTTATTGAGTCCACTAGTTCTACCCAAGACAAGAAAATCGTTTCACGTTATAGTCTACGCTCGAAAACCATTCTTTCTATTCCTTCTTTCTCGTCTGTGATCATCAATGAACACGAGGAGCTGAAACCAATCGAAGAAAATCGGCATATCCCACCTTAATCTTCATCGAAGATCCATCTACAAAGTATGCATGTATCTCCGAACCATTATCAATCACTTTTACAATGGTATCAATATTTATGCAATAATCTCGGTACAATACGCTGCCTGCTTCCATAGCGGCAACCTCAATAAATTTACTCATAATTCTTAGTTTTTAAAAGTTAGCATTACAAAGTTAAGAATTCCGAGGAAACGACGAAGACCAAACCCGGAATCGTTTCCTCGATTAGAACAAAAGAATAACATTATGGAAACAATCAACATCAACCGATTCAGTCAAAGGCTACTTACAGCCATTGTTTCAATCATCGTTCTTTTTGGATGCATCTATGCCGGACGCACCGAACTCAATGACCAAGTTCTATCCGGAATGAGTGATGCCAAATTTGAGTTTATACAACAGTCTATTGGCGGCGGAAGTCCTTCGGATGTGGTCAAAGAATACCTAAGTCGCCAATCCTATTATGACACGGTACATATAACATCTAAGTAATCTTCGAAATTCAATAACAATCAGGCGGCACTGTATAGAGATACGAGTGTGTTTCAGTAGAAAAAACAGCTCAACACCATTTAGAATAACAGTAATAACGAAACAGCCTTATTTATCATGACCGGAGAAAGATACTTAGAACTAATCATTGCCAGAGGCATAAAGATAGGAACTATTCAAACGCTTAAAGCTCTCGGACTTTTGCCCGAGGTAGTAACAATCTCCCAAGCGGAGAACATATATGGAAAACGCCTCATTCGTGAGTGGCGCGAAAAAGGTTGGATAAAATTCTATCCGGCAAAGAATAAAGAACGGGGTAAGCACTACGTCAAGATGTCTGAACTGGAGACGGCCAGCTCTATGATGGACATTAATAATAAGGTGCCCGATAATATCATTAAGCAACTAATGCAAATCGTATGAGAACAATACCACCAGTATCAGCCAAATTGAAAGCATTGCAAGATACCATAGCACTACAGGAAGAACGTCGTGCTCGCGCTATTGAGAAGATGGCACGGAATAAAGAAGAGGCATCTTCGATTCCCAAGCAGCAACCGGTTGAAGTCGTTAAGCGAGAACCAACCGTAGAAGATAAATACCTCATGTCGCTTTTTGAGAGCGGCCGCCAATGCGGTGATTGATTTATATACAGCTAAACCCAAATAATCAAAAAACAATGAGTAATCAAATCCAAATCAAGGTCGAAGAACTAAATGCTCTTAAGACTACACAAATCGTCGACAATGAAAATGTCGAAAAGAAGTTCATCTATATGTATAACGCTATCTGGGGCAGTGAAACCGGTGAGCAGATATACAATAGAGAGAAATTCAATTTCAACAAGCTCTTAACGGAAACACCGGCCCTTCAAGAATGTACCAAGATATCTCTGTTAGGCTGCTTCTTGGATATAGCGGTCAACGGGCTTTCGCTCGATAACTCCGGCCGGCCGCAGTGCTACCTTATTCCTCGCAATGTAAAAGTAAAGACAAGCAATGGCGATATGTGGGAGAAACGTGCCGGGCTCACTATCTCGGCCTACGGCGAAGTCTATATGCGCCAACGTGCCGGACAAATAAGATATGCAGACAATCCCGTCATTGTCTATGAAGGAGATCATTTTCGCCCGATATTGAATGCAAATGGAGCAAAAGCAGTTGAATATCAAGGGGCATTTCCCCGTAAGTCAGAAAAGCCTGTGGCAGCGTTCATTCGAATTGTACGCAATGATGGTTCGGTGGATTATTCTTGGATGATGGAGTCAGACTGGAAACGTTTATCTACGTTCTCGGCCAAACAAAACAAAGGCAATGCCAACGCCTTGTATACGTCCAACAATGGTTTGATCGATCCCGGCTTTCTTGAGAACAAGATGATAAAGCATGCTTTCGATGCATATCCCAAAGTGCGCACAGGGAATTACACCCTTATGGAAACCATTCAGGAAGAACCTGTAATTGATTACGGTCTTGTGTCTACCGATGAGAACACAATTAACGAGCCTGTCCAACAGATTGCACCGGCTCCATTCGAGGAAGAACCCGATGTTCAACCCGAAGCAACCGTTATCATTGAACCATCCGTTAACGAAGACCCATTATTTTAACCCATTAATACCTATGTACAACCATGTCAACAGAATTAATTAAAACGGAAGAAGTAGCCAACATCGTCACTTCATTTCCTGCCATTATGGCAAAAAACAGCAAATCGCTCGAATCTTGTACAAATGCAGGAAAAACGCTTCTTGATACCATCGAAGCAGAAGGTATGAACGAACAAATCGATCAATCCGTAGCTGAGTACCTCGGTAAGGTTTCAACACTCATTTCGAATATGCAGGCTCGACGTCAGCCCATCACTCAGCTATTCGACCGCATACGTTCTTTTTTCACCTCTCAGGAAAAGAGTATCGATTCCAAAATACAAGGAACCATCCCTGCTATGTTAGTGGCAAAGCGTAACGAGTACGCTGCACTCAAGCACCGACAGGAACAAGAGCGCAAACGTGAAGCCGAGCGCCTGGCCAATATTGAAAGAGAACGTGTATACTATCAAAGTCAGATAGAAGAAGCCGTTTCTCGATCATTCAACACATATCTTACCTCTCGTTTATCTGAGTTGGCTTCCATATTCACCTCCATGAGCCTTGCTACCTATGGAAGAGATACAAACCGTATCCTTCTATTCTCAACCGAATATCCCAAGTCACAATTTGATGCACTTTCCTCTGTACAGACATCGCCAACATATTATCTTACCCCCGAAGCTAAGCGAACTATCTCGACGTCTGTTCTTTCGGGGAAATATGAACAGCTTGCTGCAACTTTTACTTCTCGTGTCAAGGAAGCCAAGCAAAACTACTCAGATCAGTTTGTGTCAAAACAGCGGGAGCTGGAAGAAATAGAAGAGCTTCGCAAAACGAATGAGCAAGCCGCTCTGCAAGCGGAACAAGATCGAATCAAGCGCGAACAAGAGCAAGCTGCTGCATCTGCTGCCGAAGTTCAACGGAATCAAGAGGTTGAACGTCAACGTATCGCCACACAAGAGCAAACACAAACGATGCAGTCTCTCTTTGCAACTGCTGCTGCTACAGTCTCCGCACCACCGGCCAATGCTAAGATCAAGGAAAAGATCAAAGTACTGCATACCGCAGGGTTTCTAGAAGTATACCAAATGTGGTGGACCGGTGAAGGACAGTCATTAACGATTGAGGAACTAGAGAAAATACACAAGAAGATGATAACCTACTGCGAGAAACAAGCCAACTCGAAAGATCCGCAGCACATATCATCTACCTTCATTCGCTATGACGAAGAAATAAAAGCGAAATAACTCATTATGGCAAACCCTGATTCATATTTCAACCGTAGCGAGGTTAGCAACTCCGACCTTACAGAACTGAAAAACTACCTTTATCCCCGGATGCAGTTCGGGGATAAAGAAAAGGCATTCAAGTTTGGCACATTGGTCGATGCACTGATTACTGAGAATGAACGCGTCCGTTATGATAAACGAATGGTTGATGATACCACGTACTCACGTGAAGACTTCGAACTAGGTCTTGAAATGCGTCGAGCTCTCCGTAAAGAGGCCGAAAAAGATCAATTCTTGGCAATGGTCTTAGAGAAATCAGATACTCAACGCTTCATGGTCAACAAAAATCAGGTATTCCACTACGGAAACTTCACATATCACCTTGATACTCGGTGCAAGTGGGATTGGTGGTTGCCGGACTTTGGATTCGGTGGAGACCTTAAAACAACCTTTGCCGAATCACAAAGACAGTTTGACGAAGCCATAGACTTTTTCGATTGGGATCGCTCACGTGCCTGGTATATGGATATTGCCGGAAGTCAACAGGACTTTATTTATGCCATTAGCAAAAAGAATTGCAAGATATTCAAGCACTTCATCACCGGAAGAGATCATCCAAGTTACAAAAACGGTCGCGAAAAATATGAGGAATTGGCTTTCAAATGGTGGACGCTGTTTTCCTGATTATATTTTAAACAAAAGACATTCAAATGAATCTCAATATCACACCACTTGAACATATTTTATCTGAACTCAACGAGATAGACGCTTTTCTTTCCATCACGATGAGCGAACAAGCAGAGGAGGCCCTGCAGCGGGGCAACGATCTTGCCGTATACGTTGCCCGCTCTGGAAAGCTTTGGGCAGATGCAAAGTATTGGCTCAATGAATCCATGCGGTCCGAGGTACTTGATACGCTGCGTAATGCAGCCCATGACACTAAGGCAACATCCAAAGCCATCAACTCTCTCATTGACTCCCTGTGCCGGGAGCAACGCTATCTTGTCGATTGGGCCGAAAGGTGCAATCGTACTGCTACGCACCAGCTGTCATGGTGTGTTACGGTCATTAGTAAAGCAAAAGAAGAAATGAAACTGGGGCGCTATGTCCCACAAAACAATAAATAGATTATGGAAAAAGTAAAAAATGAAGTTAAGAAAGCAGTCCTTCGCAAAGATCGACTGACAGTTGTGTACACCGAACACCTACCCGAGGCGAACTACACTAACACCATCAACAAGAGTTGCGATCAGATCGTCCATAGCGATCTAAAAGAAGCGATGAGCAAGCTAAAGGCACATCTTGTCTTTCTATGCGAGCAACCCGAAGCCGTGCGCATCACTGCGGAAAGTATCAAAAGCCCGGGCTTTGCCGAAACATTCCCGAATTACGTGATCACCGGCTTTTCGCACGACTCTACTGATGGCGTCCCCGGTGTAACTATTTTCGGGCAAAAAATGCTTCAGTCCGGCAAAGTAGTCGATCTAAAGATTTTCGTACCTCTATGTGACGAATCCTATCCGTTCTCACAGGAATTATCCATTGATACCCAAGCCATCAATTGGGAGGTGGAAGAGTATTTATTCTCCGAAAAATGGGGCATTCGCCAAGAACGGCTTGATTTTGAGTCTGATGAACCGATAGAGGCCGATCTTGGTGATAAGCCACGCAAGCGAGGACGTCGTAAAAAAGAAATAGCAGAAGATGTTGCCATATTCGACGCCACAGCATAATTGTAGCAATCAATCCATAGTAGGGTAGTGGGTATCGTGTTTTTCAATATCCACTACCATACAGAAAAAACAGCAGAAGTATGAATATCGAATTAAAAGCAGGATTCTACGAACTATCCTTTGCCTATCGCCCGTCGATTGTAAATTACATCAAAGACATTCCCGGTAAGCGCTATGATGGTCAACGGAAAATATGGACCGTTCCGGCATCCGAGCGTGTACATCTTGAGCGTATTGCCTACAAAATACGTCAATTTGAACCGGTAACATGGGGAAACTCAGCCACAGAAGAAGATAAAACATTCGCCATTCCCAAACTACCAACCCTGCAGTGTGATCATGGACTCAAGATAAATCCATACCCCTATCAATTGCAAGGTATCGCACGCGGACTGGAGTTAAAACGGTTCATGAATTGCGACGAACCCGGCTTGGGCAAGACAATTCAAAGCATTGCCACTATCAACATTGCCGGAGCATTTCCCTGCCTTGTTATCTGTCCCTCATCTCTCAAAATTAATTGGGAGCGGGAATGGTCTAAGTTTACTAACAAAAAAGCAATGGTACTTAGCGATAAGGTACGTGACACATGGCCGTTCTTTTGGCAGACAGGTATGTATCAAGTATTCATCGTCAACTATGAGTCGTTGAAAAAGTACTTTGTTCAACGAATAAGGAAGTCCGAAGGATGGAGGTTAAGTGATGTTGAGTTTCGCAACACCATAGAGTTATTCAAATCAGTCATTATCGATGAAAGCCATCGGTGTAAATCGGCCTCTACTCAACAAGCCAAGTTTTGCAAAGGAATTTGCAGCGGTAAGGAGTATGTAATTGAACTTACCGGAACTCCTGTCGTTAATCGTCCGAAGGATTTAATCCCTCAACTAGCCATACTCAATCGCCTGGACGACTTTGGAGGATATAAGCATTTTGTCTCCCGTTACTGTGCCGGACAATCAGAAGCTTCAAACTTGAAAGAGCTTAACTTTATGTTGTGGGATAAATCGATGTTCCGACGCGAGAAGTCACTCGTATTAACCGATCTACCTGATAAAATACGGCAAGTTAATACCTGCGAAATCACTAACCGAAAAGAGTATCAAGATGCCGAACGTGATCTCATCACCTATCTACAACGCTATAAAGATGCCGACGATGAAAAGATACAACGTGCTTTGCGCGGTGAAGTTCTTTTTAAAATCAACGCCTTACGTAATATAACAGCCAGAGGGAAAGTGCGCGATGTTGTTGAGTTCGTCAAGGATTTCCGCGAGAACGGACAAAAAATCATTCTCTTCTGCTCCCTCCACGAGGTTGTTGACCAATTAAAACATCATTTCCCCACAGCCGTGTCCGTAACAGGGCGCGACTCGCAAGATGAAAAGCAACGAGCTGTAGATTCTTTCCAGAACAATCCTAAAACCGATATTATCATCTGCTCCATCAAAGCAGCCGGGGTAGGTCTTACTCTTACAGCAAGTTCTAACGTCGCATTCGTGGAATTCCCTTGGACCTATGCCGACTGTTGTCAATGCGAGGATCGCGCACACCGTATCGGCCAAAAGAGTTCTGTTACTTGCTATTACTTTCTTGGCCGACAAACCATCGACAGTAAGGTGTATGATATTATACAAACCAAAAAGAAGATAGCGAACTCTGTCACCGGTAACTCTGATGATATTGAAGAGAATATCGTAGATATGGTTGCTAATCTTTTCAATGAAGATCATAATAACAGTAATTAAACAAAAGAAATGAGCCTTGGGCGGGCTTTGTAAAACCCAATCAATAAACAAATGAGAAAATTTAATTTATTCGACAAAGTAGAATTTATAGAAAAGAACACTGGAGAAAAGAATGTAGGATGTATCGTTGGCTTCACTACTGAAGAAGATGAAGATGGTTGCATCATTGATAAGGATAGTGGTACTTGTGTTGAACCAGATGAACACGCTTATATTTTGCTTATAGGCGAGATGTCAGAAACGGAAAGCCGCTTTGAGGAGTTTATGGAAACAGAACTTTGTATTCCCGTTCCGTCTATTGACTTCATTGGTAGAATAGTGAACGAAAAGAGCGAACTTGACGAACGTGCTAATAAACTTTGTGACTTCGTAAAGTCAGAAAAGTTCAACTCGCTAAGCATGGATATGAGAAGATTGATGGTAGACCAATATAATACGATGGTTGAGTATTCAAGCATTTTAAACAAACGCCTTGAATTACTTAATTCTTAACATTATTCGAGGGATACTTCGGTTTCCCTCATAACAAAATAGAAATGAATCTATTTCCAGTTGTAAAATTAAGAGGATGTTATTTTTCAAACATCCTCAAAAATCGCAAAAGAGGATCGCTACTCAAATTTAAGGTTGCACCTAATAACTGTATGCGTGGATTTAGTATCAAAGTCATATTGCTCTTTATACAATTTCACAAATTGCTTAATATTGCCTTGTACTATACTGTTGTCATAATTATCGCTTTCATAAAGTTCTTTGCTTGGATAAGACGATTCTCCTGTACAACTATGAATTCTACCATTCATAGAAAAAATGATACTGTAAATAGCCATAATATTTTATTTTAAAGTTAAGTTACAAAGATAATGAAAATATGATAATAGCATGGTTTTCTTGCGGTGTAACATCCGCAGTCGCTTGCAAAATAGCGTTGAGCCTATATAAAGATGTGCAGCTCTACTATATAGAGACTGGCTCTTGCCACCCCGATAATGCTCGCTTTCTTTCTGATTGCGAAAAGTGGTACGGTCAACCTATTCACACTATCCGAAGCGACAAATACACCTGTGTGGCTGATGTATTGCGGAAAGGATGGATTAACGGTCCACATGGCGCCGCTTGTACCCTAAAGCCAAAGAAGGAAGTCCGGTACAAGCTAGAACGTGAACTTCAGCACTGGGATGGGCAGGTATGGGGATTTGATTTAGACCCAAAGGAAATAAACCGAGCCATCCGATTCAAACAACAATACCCGGATGCCAAGCCGCTGTTTCCACTCATTGAACGACAGATTACGAAGCCCGATGCAATGGGTATGCTTTGGAAAGCTGGTATCAAACAGCCTGTAATGTACTCAATGGGTTACAATAACAACAACTGTATTGGATGTCCGAAAGGAGGTATGGGCTATTGGAATAAGATACGCAAGGACTTTCCCGATGTATTTAACGAGGTGGCTCAGATAGAACGTGATGTTGGCGCAACGTGTCTGAAAGATAAAGACGGACGCATCTTCTTGGATGAACTACCACCATGGAGAGGTGATCCAGTGGAAGAGATTATACCGGACTGCTCTCTTATCTGCCAGATAGAATTCCAAGAGATAATAGACCGGCAGGTAGAGCGAGTGTTGAAAGGAGAAATTAGTATTAACGATGTAGCCTAATTAGGCTCAAACCAAACAAGTAATGAATCAAATGAGCATAAGAGCCTTTAAATACTGGCTCCGAATCCACGGCTTTCATCTTAATCAATTTGGTACAGGTGAGAAGTGGAATCCAATCAAAGTAAAATCTAAAAAAACAAAGCAATGAATTTAAACAACCTACGTGACCAAATTCACGCAAATGCAGCAGCAAAGGGCTTCTGGGATAATAACCCGAGTGATCAACACTTCCTTATGCTCGTTATAACAGAGCTTTCCGAAGCGGTAGAAGCAGATCGGAAAGGACAGAGATTTGATAAAGAAAAATATGAATATAACGAAATAACAGAATGCCAAGGGTGGCTCACTTCAAAAGAAAAGTTCAACAATGTTTTTAATCGATGTATCAAGGATACCGTTGAAGATGAACTTGCCGATGCCTTCATCCGCCTGCTTGACTTATTCGGAGCACGAGAGGTATATCTTAACGAAGATACTTTTGACCTTGAAACGATTGAAGAATATGCCGTTACCTATCAAGGCAAGTCTTTCACTGAGTCAGTCTATCACATAACCAAGTTTATTTGCTCCTGTATTGCTCCGATTGGGCGTTCTGCGATTGCACCGGAGATGATATTGCTTGATATACTCGGCTTTGCCAAGCATCTGAATATCGACCTAATGTGGCATGTGGAGCAGAAAATGAAGTATAACCAATACCGTATGCGAATGCACGGGAAAAAGTATTAAAAGGAAGTGAAGAATGAAGAAGTATTGGATATATATCATTGAAGATAAAATCAAAAAAGCGATTTGATAAGTAGCCACGTGGAATTATAATCCACGGGCTTGCCTATAAAATCGCTATTTACAAAGATTCTAATTTCAACTCTATTTGTGTTACTGAACCTGAACGGATGGTGCGTCCCGAAGACCATATTTCATAATTTTCTGTACCACTTCCATATTGAACAGCGAAAGTGAAGAATCTGTCTTTGCTTGATCCGAACCACTCATCATGAGTGAAAATGAAAGTGGCTACTCCTTTAGAGTTGGTCAGTACATACGCCGTCGGGGTTATTCGATTATCCTTTTTGAATTCTTCATATGTTTTTTCATCAAACATTTGGACGATTTCATTAGATAGAGGTTTGTTATCGGAACTGACTACAGTAACCAATACCTGAGCGTCACCTTTATCGTCATCATCATTACTACAGGATGTAAACATTAAAATCGTAAGCGTTAATAGGTAGAAAACGTTTTTTCGTAGATTCATAATTTTGTTTTTTAGTTATAAAAATATCAGAGAATATTTACAGAATGGTCGTTATAGGCTATAGAAACCATTCAAAACTCTAATTTGTACAATGCAAAAATAGAAATAATTAATTAAAAATGAAAGCAATCACCATCAAACAGCCTTGGGCGTCTTTAATCGTCCACGGCATCAAAGACATCGAGAACCGAACTTGGGCGTGTCCTAAGAAGTATATCGGGCAAAGAGTACTGATCCATGCAAGTGGTTTCCGTGGAAAGAAATTTAAAGTCAATTTGACTGATGAACAAGCTAAAGACGCATTTGCTACGATTGCAAAGGAGTGCATGTTTGGTAGTCTCCCTTTCGGCTCTATCATTGGCAGCGTCGAGATAGTAGACTGCGTACAAAATCATCCGTCTGTATGGGCAGAGAAAGGAGTTTATAACTGGGTACTCGCCAACCCGATACTATTTGCCAACCCTATACCGGCAAAAGGTAAGTTGAGCTTCTGGGACTATTCCGGTGTAATTGAGGAAGGAGGTAAGACATGAGTGAATTAGAAAAAGCAGCAAGAGAATTTCGTGATAGGTGTTACGAGTCAAACATCAAAGGAGGTCTTGATTATCCTTTCGACGGAACGGATATGACTAATGCATTCGTAGCCGGTGCAGAGTGGCAAGTCAAGCAATCCCCATGGATCAGTGTAGAAGAACGCTTGCCTGATACTGACAACGGACAATCTCTTTATGAAGTCCTCGTAAAGATGAACGATGGCAGATGTTACGTTGCTGCTAATATCGACGTGGAGCGTTTGGCAGAGATAGGCGAAGTTACTCACTGGATACTAATACTCGAATGATAAAGGACGGGGCTATCTTCCATATGGGCATAAAAAAAGCCCATCTTCCCAGACGAGCAATCTTTGTTAACCTTAAATCTAATACTATGAAAAACACAGTACAAATGTACGGATTTTCTGGAAACTTCCAAATTTCTAAACCAAATCAGCGTGTCTTATAACATGGTTTAATAGATATAATAAACTCGTTAACAGTTAACGTAATTAATTTCACTTTTAACAAACAAATATTCATAACACACTCTTTCGTTCACCGACTAAGGTGTACATCGAGTATAATACTCAATAGGAAATGAAAGAAGAAATCTGCATTATATGCCAAAGATCAACAGTATCCGTGATTAAAACAGAATCCGGATACTGCTGTTACAACTGTTATGCCGAACAGCGTAACCCATCGCGTAAGAAGAAATCACACGACAATGAAGAAGCTCGCATACAAACAGAATTCTTCAAGCAAGTGTCAGATCTATTTCCCGAAATCCCAGAGAAGTTACTGTTTGCCGTTCCCAATGGTGGTAGCCGGCACAAAATAGAAGCTGCAAATATGAAGCGTCAAGGGGTTAGGAGAGGGGTTGCCGATGTGATACTGCTGATTCCTAAAAAGGGATACGCTTCTCTTCTATTAGAATTTAAGACATCCATCGGCCGACAGTCAGATGAACAAAAAGAATTTCAACGGCAAGCTGAATCTTGTAGAAGTAAATACGTGATTGTCAGATCAGCTTCTGAAGCAATCGAAGAATTAACCAAATACCTATACTAATCATATACCTATAATGCATTTCATTTAACTCAAAAATTCATAAGAAAAGTAATCTGTGTTCAGAACAAGCATTACCTTTGTGCTATGAAAAATCTCGAGCTTTATTCATCCGACACATCAACCACGCTCCCTCTTCCATATGCCGAAGAAGGGATACGTGCAGGCTTTCCATCGCCCGCTCAGGATTACATGGAACTATCCATCGATTTGAATAAAGAACTCGTTCCGCACCCATCATCAACATTCTATGGACGGGTCAAAGGAGATTCCATGAAAGAAGAGGGAATAGAAGATGGAGATATCCTCGTGATCGATAAGTCCCTCGAATTAATGAACGATGATCTCGCCGTGTGCTTCGTCGATGGAGAGTTTACATTAAAGCGCGTGCGGATAGATGCAGCGATTATATGGCTTGTACCCTCAAACAAAGCCTATCCGGAGATACCCATCACATCAGAAAACGATTTCATCGTCTGGGGAATCGTCACCTATACCATCAAGAAGAATCGACGCAGAAGAAAGTAATATGTACGGATTGGTAGATTGCAATAACTTCTTCGTATCGTGTGAACGTGTTTTTAACCCGGCGCTCCGATCATTCCCCGTCGTGGTACTTAGCAATAACGACGGATGCGTCATATCCCGATCAGAAGAGGCAAAGAGGCTCGGCATCCCAATGGGGCAGCCGGCATTCAAGATCAAGCCGCTGCTTTCCTCAAATAAGTTAGTAGCTTTCTCTTCTAACTATTCACTCTACGGCGATATGTCACACCGCGTTATGTCAACTCTTAGCACCTTCGTTGAAGACATGGAGGTTTATTCCATCGATGAAGCCTTTCTAAACCTCAATGGCTTTGAGAAATACGACCTACACGAGTACGGACAGATGATCGTAAGGACAACAACAAAAAGCACAGGAATCCCGGTAAGCATGGGAATTGCCCCAACGAAAACCCTTGCAAAAGTAGCCAGTAAATTTGCAAAGAAATACCCTCGTTATAAAGGGGCTTGCATCATCGACAGTGACGAGAAGCGAGAGAAAGCATTGAAGCTGTTTGATGTTGGCGACGTATGGGGCATTGGCCGCCGACTGGTAAAGATGCTCAATTACCACGGTGTAAACACCGCCTACGACTTAACTCAAAAAAGCGAGTCATGGGTGCGCTCCAAAATGACTGTTACTGGTGTACGCACATGGAAAGAATTACGAGGTATTCCTTGTATTGAAATGGAAACCGTTTCTCAGAAGCAAACAATCTGCACCAGCAGATCGTTCGGCGAAATGATTTCATCATTCGATACGCTGATGGAAGCTGTGGCTAACTTCACTTCTGCCTGTGCCAAGAAGCTCAGGGAACAGAAGTGTTGTGCAAAGGTAATCATGGTGTTTATATACACCAATCGACACCGGGAGGACTTGATGCAATATTCACAGAACAAAGTAATCACACTACCCTTTGCCACCAACGATACAGTAGAGCTTATTGCTTACGCACGCATGGCACTAACAAGTATCTACCGCGAAGGCTACCAATTTAAAAAGGCCGGTGTAATAGTCTCCGATATCGGCAATGAGCAGACGATTATTCGTGACTTGTTCGATCCGCGCGACACAGACAAGCAGAAACGGCTTCTATCTGTTGTAGACGAGATAAACCGGAAGAACGGAAGTAACCGTATTCAGCTAGCAATACAGGCAGGAAACCATAATTGGAAGCTAAAACGAGAGTTCATATCTCATAACTATACGACCAATCTGGACGATCTTATTCAGATATCGTGTGAATAAAAGACTAAGACTTCTCTAAAGATCATACAACCGATATACTTGATCTAAACGCTTTAGTAAGAAAATGGATGCTTTATCGGGGGCTTACAGAACTACCGACCGGCTACTTTCCATGATCATATGCGGAGAAGAAAGTGGCAAAGAAACCAATATGTTAATCAAAATAATTAGAGTAATTCAATTAGTTTTTTTCTTAAATCCACCTTAAAGTCATTTGTAAAAAAAAGACTATCAAATAAATCCATGTTCTTTACATAGAAACATGAACTCGTTCTGATTATTTTTATATTTATCTCTTTGGAATCAATCTTTGTAAGTTTATTTATCTCAAATCGTTTTCCATTAAAAAAACATTGGTAGAATCTATCTTGAATATTATTATTGAGTAATAAATCAAAAATGATAAATCCCTCAGATACTTTTTTAGACAACAATTCAATCTCAACATCATAGATATAATCATCAAGTCGAGACATACTAGTCGTCAATAATAAATACGAATATTTATTATCAGCAGTCTTTTTTAATATGTAATCACTTGTCCTCATGTCAATTTAAACAAATCATTGAATCTTCAATTAATTCCAATGTTTTTTTAATAATATCATCAGATTCTTGTTTTAAAATTATTTTCGTTGTTCCCACTCCTCCATCTACATGAAACAAGGCGTGTCGATGAATATTATAGTACTTATACAAATTGCAGATTTTGCTCTGAATTGCAACTTTTGAGATTTTTTCTTTACCATCATCTGTAAAAATATAACTACTTCTATCTTTCACTATGTATTCACCAAAACCTTCTTTGGTAATTATAATGCCGTTCTTTTTGAATATTTGTTTTAACACTCCTTCAAGTGCTCTCAAAGCAGGAAATGCATATGCAGAATAATCCTGAAGTTCTATTCCTATCTTTGATAACGCCAAACTAGGTGTTAAAATTACTTTTATCTTATCTTCAATCAACTCATGTGTACTAGGTAATTTATTTTTTAATTCACCTAAAATATCACTTGTAGTTAAATTAGTTTCATAAAAAGCTAATTGTTGCTCAATAACATCTTTAAACGGCATTAGTTCTGATAACAATTCTATCACTTCATTAAATAATAAAATTGGTTTTCCTTGAACTTGGAATGCATTATTTGAATGCTTTATAATAGCGATTGAATCACCTTGTTTCCCTTTTACATTAACAATTCTTTTCCCTTTTTGTTCTGTGTTATCACTATCAATAGTATTACCTCCATCAACCAAAAAGGACAACATCGTTTCAAAATCTTCATCTCTAATACTTTTTATATAAAAGCTATTAGACTTAAATTCTTTTATCTGACAGATGCCTACTAACTGTTCTGCAATCTCTTTAGATAAGTCTTGATTTGCACCAACTTTATAGTTAAGAGTCGTTGTTCCATCATGATTCTCGTAGATATTTAACATTGCTATGGGAGAGCCTGTAACTATAAACTTAAATATTGTTAGACTATTAGGTTTTATGTCTTTAGTTACTTGGAAAGTTTTAGAAAGCTCTGTATCTATATGATTATGTAATTTCTCTCTATTTAATTTAAGACCTTTCATTCAATTTTTGTGCAAAGATACACATTAAAAAACACCCAACAATAAAATATTGAGTATTTTTTCAACATATTCATACAAAAAAACATTTCCGGGAGCCGCCAAATTTGGCGACACCGATCAGAGAGCGTACAAGATGGGGTATATGGCGCTTGATAGGCTATGTGTCCAGGAGCACGGAATGAATAAAGGCAGCTTATTGGGCTGCCTATAAATTATTGAGATACTCGCAATTTAGTATACATTTGCTTTGTTTGAAATCCATTTGTTATTTCCGCATCAGAATTAACTTCTTTGGATAAAACCCAAATAATAATTGGGCTATCGTCGATTTTGTCGTAACGATTATATACTTGTTCTAATCTCCATCCCAACTTAGACATAAAGTTCGCAGCAGAAACCATCGTCCTAAACTTGATTTCTTTCCCATTTTCATCGACAAACTTATTGTCCTTCAAGTCCTCTTGCCCATAGTCAATGCTCACGCTTACGATTCCTTTCTTTAGAGAGTTCTCATCGCCAATAAGATTACAATATGCTTTATATGGTGTTTGAGCAAGTAATGCAATCGCGATAAAAGAAAAGAGAAAAGCTAATAAAATTCTATTCATGTGTTTGTATATTAAGTTCAACTTTACTACAAACATACAAATAAGCATTGAATAATCAAAATGGGGAACTCACTTCCAAAGAGGCATAACAAAAGCAAATAGCATATTATCAACACAAAGTATCTATTGATCTTTCTTTTCTTCAGCTGCCATTTTTCCCAAGAATTCTTTTGTGCTATTTGCCAATTCTTGCTGTGCTTCAGCAGCTGCTCTTAAAGGGCCTCCGATTAAACCATCTATTGGGAGGCCTGTAAAACTATCAGGAACACAGTTATCTGGACGCTTAGAAGATTGTTCTTCTTGGCTTTGGTCAGGAGATAGATTGCTTTGCTCTTCCATGGTATAAATTCTTTAGTTCTTACGCAAAGGTAAGAAAAAGACAATACACTACATTTCGTTACTGAAGGATTTTATTGAAAGCGTTATAGATTTTCAGGAAGGCAGTATTTATTTCCAAGGTAGATATGATTCTGTGTAAATATTATATTTGAAGCAACGAAAAAAGGTTATCTATACTACTTAGGACTTGTCATGTGTGTCAGACCATGGTTTTTCCTCTTCTTCTCTGAATTTTGTAAATTAGCAAAAGGAATAATCATCGTCCCGTCTCTCAATCTTAGCGTTTTAGAAAAAGAGGCAGAAGCGTTAAATGCGTCTAATAATTCTCGTTCCTTACTCTCTGAATCCTCGCATTCAATGTAGTAAACATACAAATCACTCAAATTGCTTAGCATTTTCAGCCAATGCCCACCAGCGTGCGGCTTTTTCTCGCCAATTTTTGTTGTATAGAACTGCCTAACTCTTGTATTCAGGTTAGTAGCTTTCCCAATATACAGAATATTCTCATCAGATAGCCAATATATAGAGATACGATTAATAATTGCTTTTAAATCAAATGTAAATTCTTTATCCAATTTGAACCCACTTAATTTATCGATCCATGATTGTAGTATATTCATGGAAATAGGAAGTCGCTCCATGGTTGTATTTACAGATGGGTCGTTAGACATAGAAATAATATAAACGCCAGACTCCTTAGAAGATATAGCTTGTCCCCATTTTACCTTATGTAAATCTTGGAATAACTGTGTTCTTTTTAGTATTTCATTTATAGTTATTGGCATATCATGTCGTTTTTAAAAAGCAGATTTTAGTATTCATTACAATAATGCTAAAGTGAAGTAGTATTTTTTGTAGTTAGCCACTCTTTATATACAATCATGAAAGCGGAATTAGTGGCTTCTGAATTATCATTATATAGTTCAATTAAACCTAATATTAACTCGATTTTATCATCACGCGTGATTACCCCTGAAATACGATCTATAATATAAACCGTACGTAGCAAATTATATATATTTACCTAATCACCTTCAGAGAGTAACGATATGTCTTTATTTAAATCAATAAGCTCTTCACATCCAACATACTCACCTTCTTCAAATATAAGGTTTCCAATATTCGATCTATGAGCATGCGTAACTCTGATATGTTCTGGTTTAGTTAAAGCAATCAAAAATGATTGTAACGTTTTTGCTTCCATTGTATTTAATTGTATGATAATAATTAGCAAACGCACGAAATCGAGAGAGAAATTTTGACATTTTGAAGAAAAAAGAAAGCCCCACTCCCAGAGGAGTAGGAATAACTGAGCTTTTAACAAACTACTGCGATGAAATATATTGTCACTTAGCGGTATTATGGATACCGGCATGACTCTCATACTCATCCCAAGTTAACAATCTATACCGTTCTTCATCAATTCCCATTACCTTCATTGCAGATATTGCAGCATTCCTATTCCGATCTTTATCATCTGCATAATACACAATATTCCATAAGCATTCCGATGAAACAGATTCATTTAGTTCATGAAAATACGGCATATCTACCTCTGAAAGAGAGTGACCTAATACGTAGATCTCTTTAATTTTAAGATTTTCCAATTTATTAAAAAAATTAGACGATTCTATGATGTCAGAGCAATTTTTCTGAAGTGGTGATATAATTTTATGACGGAATTCGTTGAAAATTCTTTTATTCGATTCAGATGAATCGTACTGCTGTATTATTTGTTTTGCTTCTGATTTTTCAATTATTACTTCTTCTAAAGTATCTAAAACTTCACCATCGGGCGTCTCGATAAATCGTCCTTCGATTGAATCTACAGTTACATTATAATCCCATGAATGACCAATTATTAGTTCTTTATCGCCCACCTTTCCATGTATATGGTGGACTTTACTTTCGCTAATACCGTATAATATTTCAAGAGTGAGAGTATAATTGAAGTTTAGAAAAATAGAATTATCGGCAAATTTATAAATAGGTGTACTATTCTCTATCATCACGTCGGTTATCCAATCTCTAAACTTTTGGCGTAAAATCACAATCGTGTCATTGTATTTTTTCAGATGGGCGTCAATAAAAGTTGGAACTAATTCATAATCATCAAAGCCTTCGTCGTAATATTCTAAAGTTTTTAGATCATCTTTTATTCCATCATTTATGTCAGAATCAACTATAAAATTGGATAATTGAGCTTCAAAGTGATGCCAATTCTCCTTGTTATCATCTAATTCTGGGAATATATCATTAAGATTAGATATAAACATATTATTATGATGACCTTTAAGATAGTTGTAAAAACAAATATAACTTGTTGGTAGGTTGTGTGCCCTATCAAAGCCATTACCGATAATATACAAAGTAGTTTTTCCCATAATATTATTAATGTTAAAAAATAGTCTCCCATGACATTATTTTATGTGCAATTTGATTTGAGACGTGCAAATGTACAAAATAACAAAAGACATTTTACATTTTTTGCATAAAAACGAAAGCCCCACCATTGAAAGAGAAGTAAAGTGAAAAACACCGTTTATCAAGCAGTATTTAAATCTATCTAAAAATTATTTATTACATTCTATACGTTTTTTACCTGAATCGAATCGTATAGCTTTTTAAGAAAATCATGTGATACATATTCAAGCTTACCCACCATTTGAAACAAAGTGGATGGAAATTGCATATATTCCATTCGAGATACAAGCTCGTCATTTACTCCCTCTTTCAACCGCACATCCTTTAACTCAAGATTATTGAATAAGTCGGCGTTCAGGTACAATTCTCGTGTCTTGGGAGTTGATAACGAACTGAATGAATTGAAAAATAGAAGTACAAGTTCGTCTTTTGACAGTTGCGCCCGGAATATCTTCGAATAGCTCTTTGGCGAATTAAATTCCGAAGCCATATCCAAGATATAGTAAGCGTTCCTGAAATATGCGCCAAGTTGATTTTTATATGGGGCAAAGCAGTGGTCAGCAGCTTTGGTACAGGCTTCAGTTATGGGGTTGAAGTTACCTTGCTCAATATACAGATTTATTACTCTGAGACAAATATAGTCGTAAACATTCAAATTTATTGGGACCGTCTTAACACTTGCTTTTCTCCCTGCGCCCCAATCGTCTTCCAAATAAATATCTTCAATAGCCTGTGTCACATAGTCCCAATTCATAAACCGTTCTATTTCAGTCGCATTTTCAGGAATAACTTTCTTTCCCAACTCCTTCTGAGTGAAGTTCTTGGGAATTGACCTTTTTATTTCTAAATAAAATGTGTGGTATAATTCAAGATATATCTGTCTGTAAGTTTTTTCTGGAGTACAAAACTCATCGTATGGAGTTATTATCCATTTAGATTGTTTTTCATTGTATATCCAATCAACTCTTTTTACCCGCAAAGCATCCCGGTATGAAATGAAAATTTTAAGCAATTCAAAAAAGACAGACCTTTCCTCGCTGTCAAGGGATTGCTGTTTATTTTGTCTCAATGTAAAAAGAACTCCAGCAAATGTTATCAATCCCGCAATCGCCCCTAATAAACTTCCAAATTCGTCCCAGTCGATCTTCCCACAATTTTGAATATAATAAGGGACCAGAATGACTATTATAATTAACACTAAGATAGCAGTTACCCAAAAGAGCCAATCCTTTACATATTTCTTTATCTTTGACATAATATATGAATCTATGATTTTTTTTTCCACAAAGCGTTGTCGGACTCGTAACCTTTGACATTCATACTATGGCTTATATCTACTTTATTAATTTTAAGGATTGCTTGGTGCTCACTAAGATACACGCCTATATGTCGGTGAAATTCTCTAAAAACACCACTATCACAACCTATAAATTCAAACAATGTTTTTATATATTCTTTTTCTTGCTGCTCCATCAACTTAAATATGAACTTATGTGAATCAAACTTATCAGGCAGGGATTTTATAACTATTTCAGCGTAATCATCTAATAGCTTTTCTACCGAAAAATGTATAGTTGCCATATTTATTAGTTTTATTGAGATAAAATACTTTGAGTGAAAAATTTTAATTTAGCTAATTATTTTTCATTAGGTAAAAATAGGAAGAAACAATAAACTCTTAACATTGTATGTTGCATAACATAACAAAAAAATGAAAGGCAAAAGAAAGGCCCGTTGGTAGACGGGGCGAGGGTGGATATGGGTTTATAAAGAAAATACTATTATTTATTTCAAATTCAAAATAGCATTTATATCATTCCTTATTTCCAAATCTCTTTCAGTCTGATTCAAATAATATACTGCATTCAAGACAGAAAATATTGCTTCGTTCTTTCTATAATCCATTTTTTCATAAATCTTCTCGGATCTCCCGTCTATATATCTGTTTATGAGCAGATTTATTTGGACTGGACAATCTTTTGATATGTATTTTTCACTCCTTTCAAAACTATATTTAATATCATCAATATAGACAATAAATACATTTTCTGTCAGCCTTAGTATTTGAGTACATCTTTCAATTAACTGAATGTAGTTTTTAAAGTATCGAGCTATTTTTTCATTATCAAAAATTTTATGTTTGATATATTGTATTTCTATGCAATCAAAAAGTCCTTTGAATTTTTTCTTCTCTGAGTTTGAATATTGCGGAGATATGAACACAGTCTCATCCATAGAGCTTATATTAATTCCCCGTGCCAATTTTACATAGAACCTATACCCATAACTACATTCTTGGCATTTTATATTATACCAATAGTTGCCAATTAAAAAAGTATAATTTTCTTTTTTATTCTCGACTATTTCATCAACTCCGTTTTTTATAAGCTCCTCCATATAATTGGTGAACTCAACTGATCCAATTGTCTTTGATTCCATAATCTAAAATTAAAGTTATGATGCAAACTTACAAATAAGCGGTGAATAATCAAAATTGGGAACCCACTTCCGAGGAGGCGGAGCAAAAGTAAGCGGTTGGCTAAAATTGAGGCCGATAAATGCTATAAAACGAATGTGTAAATTCTAATATATGCCTCAAATGAGTGTATATAAGTTATCAAAATTCCGTCTATATTCATTATTTTCTTCACGTCTTAGCTTATCCAAATAATTATCAAAATCACTTTTTATCTCCTCGAAAAGTCGCCTTGGATTTATTTTTATAGAGTCGTCTGTAAATTCAATTGACTGATTAAGGTCATTATCAAGAATCATCCGCTTTCTTGTCATTCCATCATGGAACAACCCGCACCGAGCTTCATCGTAAAGCTCCTCTAATTTAGAATTGCGGAATCTACCTTGAGTTATCCTTTTCATTCCAGTAGTAAAAAACAGTTTACTAGAACCACGGCTCCGTTCTCCTCTTACATATTGCTCAACACCCTCAATATAAGATAGACAAATCATTAAAGCGGCAAAATTTCCATTATATCCTTCTCCGTTAAGCATTTTCTCCGCGGGAAGCAAAAACCATTCTTTGACTTGCCTTTCATATATTTCAATTTTGTCACAAATATTAGATACATTCAATATCCTGTTTTCATTTCTTTCATCCTTGACAATAGCTGAGCTATTTTCATCAAGATAGCCAATTATATCCGGAGCGATATAAATTGGTGTAGTACGTAGTTTTTTCGGCATTATTAGTGTTATCTTAATTAATTCCACAAATATATACATTTCTCTCAAATGCATTGTTTAGAAAAGCAATAAATGTAAAAAATACTCTTTATTGAGCAAAAGAAAGCCCCGTTGGTAAACGGGGCGAAAGGACAAGCCACTTTATTATTTCATATTATAGTATTCGTTAGGCTCAACAACCTTTGAGCGTCTCATTGTCTTTATATAGGAGTTCAACAACCTCTCAGCCTCTCCAATGGTGGAAGCCGTTTTTGAAGCATAATAAAGACGAATATTTTCATTATCTTGCATTTTTGTTAGATGACTTACAGACCAATAATACAAACCACCATCCTTTTCAATTCTCGCTGAAACATGGATCATATCCCCATGTTTATCTTCTATTTCATAATCAAAATTCTCAATAATTTTAGCCATTTTATTCTTTATTATTACATGAAAACCAAAGTAAATAAATATCTAAAGAATGATTATATACTTAATTTCAGTTTTAAATTAGCCTTTGTCGGACAGCAGAACTTAGTAAGAACATCAATAGGCAAATTAAATGCTGATGCCATCTCTTGGTTCGAGTACTCTAGTTCATCTTTATGAAGTCTATATGCTTCATAATAAAGATTTGGAACATCTATATATACGCTTACAGGTTCGTTCTTTCTATATCCTCTTCTACTCAATTCTATACTAAAGTATTTGTATTTATCATTAGTAATACACTTTAAATCTTTTGCTCTACGTACAATCGAAGCCATAGATGTTAACCAATATCTTTTTAATTCAACTAAATACTGAAGTTTTAACCCCCGTAACGAGTTAGTAATAACATCAGACGGCATAAGAAACTCTGAAGCAAACCTATTTGCTTCTTCTTCTTTGTCTCTATAATCAGGTATTAAAAAATCATTTGATGTATGCATAATTAAGTGCCCTAGTTCATGTGCCAGAGTAAATCGTTTATGGTCATTACTGAAATTTTTATTGACTACTATTATATAGTACCCATTATCTGTCATGAAAGAAACACCATCAAATAAATCAACATCTAGATCTAATTCAATAATTATAACTCCATTCCTTTCTAATAGTGTTATTATATCTCTCACCGGATCATCCTTTAAGCCAAGATATTTACGTGTGTGCTGAGCCACATATTCAGGTGTAAATCCCTCCTCGATATCGATCATTCTAATAGACATATCAGGAAATTCAATAGACTCGGACATTCGATCAACAATATAACCTATAAGCTTATTTGAATACTCAACGTCTGAGCGTTCTCTTTTTGTCATTCCAGATTTTCTGCGATAATGAGCATTTTCTGCTTTATTTGATATACTCCTCTCGTAGAATCCTTCTGGAAATCCTAGGAAGTCAATCACCTTACTCATTACATCAGAAGATAAGGGACCAAGTCCCTTCTCGAATTTAGACAAATTAGATTGGGACAATCCAGCTATTTTGGAGGCTAATTCAGTTTGCGAATATCCTCTATATTCACGAACAAAAGTTAATTGCTTGTAATTGATCGTCATAATCGTAGTATGTTATTTAAAATATAAAAACGGTGATGCCTGCGTATTTAATTAGTTATTAGTACCATCTTTCTTTTTTGTGTTTTGGCGAACAGAAAGAGTGGCAACTGCTGGTTGAACATCTAATACTTTCTTGGTAGTAGAAATATCGTGTTCTGAAATTATCCATTTAACTTTGTTCTCATCGATATAAACCAGTTTAGGATTAATTATATCTCCAAGTTTACTCTTATTGTAGCCAAAGAACAAAATTGGCTCTGTGCCATTATCATACATATCAAACAAATTCCCCGGTTCTTGGTTTTGTATAGATGACGAAAAACGTGTTGTAATATTCATTGGCATATTCTTACTATTCAATTTTTTAAAAAGCACAATATAACCATTTATTCTAAGCATGAATCTTTTATATTTTCCAAACGTCCAACCATCCTTGAAATGAGACTGAACACTCTGAAGCATTTTCGAATTGAAATAAGACGCCTCAAACCCCCTGCATCTTGCAGAAAATGGGGTTAAAACTATTTCGGTTTCATAGTTACGCACAGCATCATAAAAAGCTTCAAATAGCCGATGTAGATACTCTCGAAGATCATTTTCACATTCTTTTGCGTTTATTATACGCAATCGTTTGGCTGGATCAGCCACATTCATTAAATTTGTGCCCATTAAAATTTTATTAAGTTAAACGCTCGGCATCACCGAGTTTTAAATAAACCTCTGCGCCAACAGAGGTATTATTTTCCCGCAAAGATATATAATATCTTTGAAATATTGTATTTTAAACCATATAATTTTTTCGAAATATTGTATTTTTAGTTATTCTTATTTTATAATCCTGATTATCAATGGAAATCGTTGACAAATTTGAGTGTGATTAACTGATCTATTTTACACAGTTTCACTCCATCCAATCTCCGATTTCGGATTAAAGTTCACACCTCCTGCCGAACAACCTCTACACAAAAGCCAGTGTTTATAGGTGCTATTTCTTTCTCCACCTATACACCAACCATCCAACAATAATCATGGCCATAGCGATAATCACACCAAACGCCCACCCACCTAGCTCCATCTTCATGGACTCCCACCGGTTGAGCTGTCGTTCGACCGGGTAAGGTACTTGTATCGAGTCTGTCTTAACGAAGGAATCGACCTTATTTATAAACAGGTACTTGTATAGGTACTTATACTTGTTTACAAACACCGTGTCACCGTCTCGATAGATCATCGTACTATCATGCTTATAGATGCTATCGTACTGTACTCTGTCAACGTACTTGTATTCCGTCTTGATTTTCTCTACTGGGATGTATTGAGGACTTCGACAAGATGAAAACAATGCGATGAATGCTATCGCAATAATCAGATACTTCTTCATGGCCTTATCACTACGTTTTTCATAAAGTTACTAAACTCTGACCGCACATCGAAGCATGGGCACGACTTGATGAATTCGAATGATTCCACCTCTCCGCTACCGTTTGCATCAGGTGATGTATCACGGTGCCCAAGCAGTTCAATAATAGGGTACTCCTTACAGAGTTTTGCCACCAAGTCACGAAGAGCATTCTTCTGTGCATCCGTGCGAGTGTCTGCCGGCTTACCGTTAGCATCAAGTCCGCCGATGTAGCAAATACCGACACTGTGTTTGTTGTACGAAACATCGGAGAACCCTTTGGTATTACAGTGTGCTCCGTCGATGGAGAGCGGACGGCCATTCTCGACTGTACCATCAAGGTCAATCACGAAGTTATAGCCGATCTGGTTAAAGCCACGAGCAAGGTGCATCTTTGCAATATCCATGGCTCTCAAATCTTGCCCGGCACGTGTGGCCGAGCAATGAATAATAATTGAATCGATTGTTTTCATTTGGCATCTCCTTTCTGTAAATAGGCGGCTAAGTATGGAATCTTTTTCACGAACTCAACGCTTACCACATCATAGAGAAACGAGAATACTTTGTACCCGTTACTTCCAACAGGTAGCAAGTTTCGGATGTTACGTAGGATATTCACTCCGTAAAAGTAAAGCACGGTGTACGTAACGAATGAGACGCACTGCAAAGCGCCTTCCGGATTACCTTTCTTTTCGCCGATGAAATAGATACAACAGATCAGTAGGAAGAATATCGTAGCTTCGACAATACATTTCCACGCCTTTCTAAATGAGAAATCTTCGTGATTGATTAATAGGGCCGTAAGAAGCCCGAACACAAAGTTAAGAACAAACACACCTATGAGCGACTGAATCTCGCCACTAATAGGGTTCAAGTAGGCTACAATACCAGTGACCAAGCCTACAACTAAATTTTTAAAGTACTCCATTTATTATACTATTTACGTTTATACCTTGTTATAATTACACTAACTTAAACTATACCTACATAAAGCGATTGTGCGCAGATAATCAATGCCCTATCTTTGCAAAGAATTAATTAGTCATAAATTCATTACGTAGCTATATTTAAGTTAGTGGAAACTCCGCCCGGTCTGTGATAGGTCGGGCGGTTTTTCGTTTGGTTTATAACTCCCCTCCGGCTACAATGTAGTCAACTAACGCAGATTCAAGCTGTGCTCTTTCTTCTCCTTGTAGGATAGAGACACATTCTCCCTCTTCGTTATACTCGTGATCGACAAGTAGCTTCTGAATATAATAGGCCTTTTCTTGATCGACATTAGTAGTTAACTCTTCGATGATGGGAGCAACGATTTTGGCTCTATTCTCACCTCTGATTACTCTGAGTTGTCTTACCTCGCCTGAAGATACTTTGATGAATGAGAGACTATCCAATAAGGATAATCGTCTCGCTAATGCTTCTTGATTCATAATTTTGATTGATTTTGATTAATAATATTGTCTAACATGGGGCAAACAGTCTCTTGAATGAAGGCTACAAGACCCATACGAATGTACTTATTCAGCACAACTGCCTGTTGTGCATCTATATCGACCTCACCATTCCTATAGATTTCGCGTCCAAGTTCCATTTCGCCAAGATCGGGTGTGTTATTGTAAATCACATTGCCCAAATCCTTAGAAATGTCATAAACTTCGGGGACGCCTTCCAAAGGGTGAAGTTCTCCATTTTCATCTTTCACCTTCTTCCATCGAGGACCGCCATCAATGTCTTTCACCTCAATTTTTCTAAAATCGATTTTCATAATTTGTTATTTTATTGTTAAAACTTATTTCTACCTACGATAAACACCTCGAACGCGCAATTTTTAAGGCCTTGACCAGCATCAACAAGAGCGATGTCGAAACTACTTAAGCCCTTTGCTCCAATCATGCCAATCATATACCTCCATCCATCTGTCGCATACGGTGTACATTGTATTATGGCATAGTATTGATTGTGTCCAAGGTTATGGCTGATGGTATAGTTACCATCGCTTGTACGGCGTGTAGATGCCGTGCATCCATTTCCCCAACTATTTTCAAGTGTTCCCCATGCGTTCACTCGTCCTGCCCATAAAACACCGGGCGCGTTCCAAATCTCTCCATTTCGTTGGCCAAACACATGTGACCCGAATGAGCGTATAGAATATGCACTTCCAGCGTTAGCAATTAGGCTTAAACATACATTATTGGTACCGTATGACTGAATTGATAACCCCTCATTCCCATACCCGTCTAATGCCGCGTCTAGCCGCATTGCCATCATGGTACTAGATTTTCCACCAATTCGAAGGTATCTGTTATTGGATGCCGTTATTTCAATTTTTGCACTCAGGTCATTATTGATTAATGAGTAGCCTGAGATATCTTTTGAGATCGTAAAACCGCCAACAACTGCACCTTCGGTAAGCACCATGCTGCCTCCTTTGAGCATATTATTTTCTATAACCATACCACCGATGCGCGCCCCATCCTTTACCGTCAACCGCCCGGTTGTTATATCCAACGATTCTATTGCTTTAGCTGTGACCAAAGCAGCCTGTACGTTAGCAGCATTCAGCTTATCAGCAGTAATAGTACCGCCGGCGATTTTATCGGCAGTGATTGATAGGGCTTCAATACGAGCCGCATTCAGAAACCCGGTATTGATCTTACCGGCATCCAAATTGGCAATCTTGGCATTGGTGATGGTACCGTCTCCTATATTAGCCGTTCCAAATACGACATTGGTAGCGGTTATTTGCTGTGCAACGAGTGTACCAGTATACACTCCGTTCGAATCAATGTAGGTAGTACGATCATTGGCCATCGTATCAAATACGGTGGCATAGGCTACTTCGACGTTAAATGCAACGTCAGGTCCACCGAAATAGAAGAACATACCACTAGAGAATGTACCTGTGCCGGAACATTTGACACGGTAAACGTATTCGGTATAAGTGCCCGTGCCGATGTTGGGTGTCAACCACTCCGAAATAGGACTGTCACCTGCTGCATTGGTCGCATAATTAATGGTATACCCCTTGGGGATATTGGCTATAATACGAGCAATAAACTCACAATGCCTATAAGTCTGCGTGCCGAAATAGAACCCACCGAGCCCGGGTGAAGTTGATCCACCACCTAAATACCGATATCTCATATAATAGTCACTTGGACCCGGTACGCCATCGGGCTTTACTAACCGTTCCCAAATGCTGGTGCTGCCACCGGAGTTATTATATCGGTTCGTGGAGTTTGCACTTGTCCGAAAAAACGGATCGGCATACTTCATGACTCCATTCATGTAAGAGGATGCAATGGCGTCACCTTTGTCGCCTTTATCACCCTTACCACCTGTGGGTCCGATTGGTCCAACGGGACCAACTTGACCTGCTACACCGGTAGCTCCTGTTGCACCGATGGGACCGATAGGACCCGTTGGACCAACTGCACCCGTATCACCCTTTACCTTCGTCCACGTATAAGCCGAAAAAGTCATGCTGTCGGCTTGAGTAAAATCGACATACTGACCAATGTACTGCCCGGGTGTTTCACCATTGTTTGCAGTGAAAGTCGTACCATTGTCCGAGTACTTGATATGTAGGAAGCTTGTTCTTCCATCTACACCTGCTGGACCTGCAATACCGTTTGTTCCGGCTGGACCTTGTGAACCCTTGAACTGTGCCCATGTATATGAGGTGTAGGCAGTAGGTGCTGTCGAACTTCCTGTGACAGCTATACCGATATAAGTGTTGGGAGTGGTCACCATCGGATTACCGTTGGCATTGGCAGAGTAACGAACGTGCAGGAACTGCGATGTGCCGGGGATACCCTGCGAACCCGTAGGGTCTGTGGCTCCTGTTGCTCCCGTGGCACCCGTTGGGCCAACTGCACCGGTTGCTCCTGTATCACCCTTTACCTTCGTCCAAGTATACGCTCCAAATACAGTACTATCTACCCGCTCGAAGTCCGCATACTGACCGATCCATGCACCCGGAGTCTCACCATTGTTTGCGGTAAAGGTAGTACCATTGTCCGAGTACTTGATATGTAGGAAGCTTGTTCTTCCATCTACACCTGCAGGACCTGCAATACCGTTTGTACCTGCTGGACCTTGCGAGCCTTTGAATTGCGCCCAAACGTATGAGGTATACGATGTGGGAGCGGTTGAACTAGAGGTTACAGCGGTGCCGATGTAGGTGCTTGGTGTGGTAAGCATTGGGTTACCGTTGGCAGCAGTAGAATAGCGTACATGAAAGAATTGAGATGTACCCGGTATACCTTGTGATCCTGTAGGACCCGTTGCCCCTGTTGGGCCTACCGCTCCGGTGGCACCTGTTGCGCCAGTATCGCCCTTTGATATAGATTTGAGCCAGTCCGTAGCATTGTCGCCCGGCACTTGCGTAGTAAAGCTTTCGGCGATACAAATCCATGTACTGCCATTATGAGTTACTTCGTCGTAATAATAGTATTTTCCGGCTATCCAATCACCCTTAAATACAGGAACGGGCACTTCGGTGGTACCATCGGCAGAAAGTACACGAATAGACCCGGTAGCATAGATGTTACGCAAATAGGCACTATGCCCGGTCATATCGATACCGAATAGCTTCAAATTGGATAAATCCCCCAATTGCATCATCACCATATCTTTGGTAATCTCCCAGTTATTCACCCCGGACAAATAACGCTGATAGGTACGTGTGGTATATGCCGATGTTTGACGCTCTTTGTCTGTAAAGTTACCATACGCCACAAAGTGCATCGCTTTCTGTGGATGAAAATCGTAATCGGTGCGAAGGGTATATTTATACTTTCCTTCTTCAATCTTTTCAACGATGCGGAAGTAGGCAGTCTGAAAGCCTGTGTTGTTATTGAACTTTGCTTTGCAAATGTCGTCTATCGCAATAGCCGCCAGCTCTCCCGGTTCAAGTTTCATCGTAATGATGCGATTAGCTGTATCTACCTCGGCGATAATACCGCCACCCGGAGCACTCCATTGTTCACCGGAAACAACGGTTACTCGATTGTATCGTAACTCAGGTACTTCAAGAAAGTCACGTAAACGAAGTGATCCGGCATCAATATCTCCTTTTTTGTTGATAGCCCATCCGATTAGTTTTTCGACGTAATCGAATGAAGAGAGGTCACCGGAAAAGGTTGCATCTTTCGCAATGATCCTTTCTAATGCTTCAAGTAGATTGAACTCACCCTTTGCGCCTTTGACCTTATCAGTGGCGGTTACATTCGTAGCATTCACCTGTACCGCATCAACTAACTTTGCAGAGACTGTTTCAAGAACATGCAAGTAGTCAATATCCGCACCACCTGTGACGTTTAACCCCTTCTTTAACCTGGCTAGCTCTTCGGCAATGAGGCTATCAACGGTTAAACCGTTCCTGATTTCGGCACCACCCAATAGCTTTAATAGAAAATCGGTTTGCTCAGGGCCGGCCTTGGATAGGAAGAGTGTCTTTAGCTCTTCAATTGTAGAAACATCTTTCAATAAGTCACCAATACGAATCCTCTTTCCTCCGCTCACTTCAATAAGATCATCAGCAGCAACCTCTGTTATTGAAGTAAGGTTCTCAATCGTCTTACCGTACTGATTCAGTACAGCAAATACCTCTTTGATTATTTCATTTTTCTCCGATTCAGTCACAGCAGTATATGTTTTATATTAAAATATAATATATACCGTCACTTTTCCTCAACTATCTCATTCACCAGCAATTTATATCCATTGCTTTTTGATTTCCCATGAAATGTTTCTGCCTCCTCAATATATCCACTATATACATATCCATCATTCTTAACTCTCACCAACCCTTTTCTATTGCTCGGAAAATCCTGTATATTGGTTTCAATGGTTACTTCAAATGGCATAAATAATGCTTTGTTCTTCTCAATAACGAAAGCGTCCTTTTCGCTGACACCATCTATCACTACCTCCGAATTTCCGTCAGATGATGCATAGCTCAACTTATTAGTGGAAACCCCAATAAAGCATTTATTGGCAATTAAAAAGCTTCTTGGAGAATACATCACATTGAACATAGTATCTGGAGACAACACACCAACTATGCCGATACTTCTATCCAGTTCATAGCGAGATGATCTAATAACTATCCCCTCGGGAGTCGTATTCGTTTCACTTACATATTGCGTACAAATAAAGAACACATCATTATCACTATTGCTATCCGTTGTATCTTTTCCTCGTCTCTGAACCAGAAATTCCACACCATACACATCAGCTCTGTATGGGCTAATCAAATCCAATTTATTGTCCGTCAGAGTCGTTTCCGTACTATACTCGGTCGTAAATCGAAACTCATCACGCCCGTTCACACTATCATAATCCTGTTTGTCATATCCCGATCTCACCCGAGAATAAATCAATGAAGACACTATACTACCATTAAACTCACTCACATCTCCACCAAGATCAATTGCTACCTCCTTTTCATAGAAGGCAGTGCGATGCTTGAATCGGATAGTCTTTCCGTCAACCTCATACACATAACCAAACACTGCACTCATCCAATTACAGAACTTCGTGAATGATGTGTACATCTTTGCCGAACTAATGCCCCTGATACTCTCCGCAGCTACCAACTTACATCCGTTCATTCTATCTGACCCATCAAACACAATCTCTCCAATCAATCCTTCTTTTCCACCATTCATGCTTTGCACAAGCCTATTAAGTAGTTTAACGGGAGATACTACGTCAATATTAACTGGCTTAACTCTCGAATACCATTTAGCCGTAAAAATAGTGTTACTAGGTATTCGGATAGTAAAATTATGAGTCGAAAGGAACGCAACAATCAAATAAGAGCCATCTTCCATGTAAAGGCCTCCATTAAAACTCAATCTCACCTCTCGATTCACGTCCCCTGTTTCTATACCTGATCTAGCTAAAACATCGTGTTTATCGGTATCATTATAATACCTCCTCAGGCTAATAGAAAAATATTTCCCTGCAGGAATCTGTACGGTCATATCTACATGCATTTCCATTCCACCAGAGGATATACTTTTTATCAAGTAAGAATTTGGGTTATCCAAAATGAATCCCGGGGGAGTATCTCCAATCAAAAAGCGGTTACCAACATTCTGCTCGCTTGATCCGACATACAATGGAAATAACTGTTCTCCAAGTTTCGCAGAAATAGGAACATCAACATCTGTAGACCCATCAATACTATTCCCAGATACTTGCCAATTCACCGATTCAGACATTTCTATGCCATCATACAAAAGGTTATTGACTTCCTTAATAATATCCACCGAATACTCATACTGTGTGCCTTTATTAGCTTTGATAATACTCTCCACGCTATCATCAATCGCACTAATCGATAAAACACCACCATCATCACTATATGATGAAATATCCAACACATAATTAAAGACCTCTTCCCATGCCCATTCATCATTTCGCTCCTCCCATATCAGTTTAGGTGCCGATCCGATTCCTTTTTTCAAAAAATCATTGCGTATCACGTCACGGGCTGCCCTCGTAAACTCAAACTTTCCGGCAAAGCTTCTCATCACTCCGCCATAGTCAATTCGTTTTAGCTTCGAGTATATCTCATCCCAATTCAACAGATCACCGGTCACATCATACATTGACTGATCGATATAAATTCTACATCGTATTCTATTCTGCATCTCTATTCTTTAAATTATAGTAATCAATCATATCCTTCACCCAATAAGCATACATCGCCGCCGTTACTTCCTGCGGGTTAAATGTGAACTTATTATGCTTCATCACCATTGCCATTTCGCGAGTGAAATAGGCGCGGTCTATTTTATCTCTTTCGGTTTGCTCATTGTTAATTGTATTCTCCAATGCATCTAACCGAAACTCCAATCCTCCAAGCACTCGCTTGGCCTTATCTACCGATAACGTCAGATCATTAACAGAGTACCCTAGTAATTTAAGAGCATCGTTAGCCGCTTGGCCGGAACCATTAACCTCGGAAAGGCTGATGCTCATTCTCAATAAATACACTTTAGCACGTAAGTTAAGCACATCATCTTTTTCCTGTAACTCCAACAACTGTCTTTGTCCTTTAACGATGCCGGCATATTCATAAATCAACTCGGTGGCTTTGTTCTTTAACTCATCCATATCGTGTGTTGTACCGCCTGTTGTCAATGCCTTAAAATCTCCCAGATACACATCGATAAATCTACCGATAGGTATCTCATCCAGCGATTTATAGATCATAGTTTACTATTTACGTAATTATTAAACACCTGTCTGTTATTCAACCTTCTGCCTCTTTTGTCCATAGCAGATAATATCCTGTTGGTCGATTGCACCTCTTTCTTTAAATCCGTGTAGTCATTATTCACTACCACGCGGTTTGACTTTTCAGATTTCGGTTTGTACATCGCCATCATAGCATCCGATTTCACCGCAATACCCATTAGACTCTCTATTTCCTTATCGATATCCGGCAACACTTTTGCCCCACGAGGCAGATCGAGTAGGGTAGAAGTGTTAGGCGTAATGAAATAGCTTGATCCTACTACTACAGCTTCATGCTTCCCACCATCACCTACGATGGCAGGTCCACCAGGATGATTATCCGTACCTTTAGCGTACTTCGGTATCGGTTGAGCGATAACAGAAGCCAATTGAATAGCACCCAAAGCCGCGATCATCGCAACCATTGGTGCACCTAATGGAAGAGGAGTGGCAGCTAACTGCTTCATTACGGCAAGTGCCGTGGTCATTACAATTTGCGCGATGTTATTCGCTTTCTCCATTTTTGCCTGCCTTGTTTGCAACTCAGCCTTCTTCTTCGCCAATTCTGCATCTTTAGCGGCTGTTCTATCGGCAGCAGCACGCTTTCTGGCTTCAGCCTCTTCTTTTTTGATTGCACCACTTTGTTCAAGCTTATCAATCCGCTCAATTTCGGCCTCACCGGCCTCCGTATTAGCGTCTTGTTCGCCCTCAATCTCATTTATTTTTCGATCAAACAGGGCACTACCCAAATCAGCAAATGAATTTAGCAGATCACCAACCATCTGAATCGTGTTGGCTACTTTCTCCATTTTCTCCTTATGAGCATCCGCTGTTTTCTCAGCATTGGCAATCTCTACATCCCGAACAGCATTTGAAAGGGCAATCTCAGCTTCAGCTAATTTCTTAGCAAGATCCTCCTGATCTTCTGCAGATAATCCGGAAATTGACAATTGCTGCTTCGCTAATTCCAGAGCTGTTTCAGCTTGTTTGATACCGTATTTGGCCGCTATTTCTGACTTTTTTCTCTCGAATTCCTCCTTATCAATGATTCCAGTAGTATATGAATTCGTCAATACATCCAATTCGCCCTGCAACTGCTGATTAAGTATGATGGATTGCACCGCGGCATCATTCTGCATTCGTTTAATTCGTTCGCTAGCATATTTATTAATCAATTCCATTTGTTTTGCCTTGTACTTTTCATCAATGGCAAACACATCCTGCCCAGTTTTTTCAGCTTCATTTATTTCTGCCTCTCGATTGAGTTCAAGCTGCTGTAGTTTTAAGTTCAATTCTTCCTCAGATCCCTTTTTAGCTGCTTCAACACGATTGGCGATATCTGTTTTCTCACGATCCAGATTGTATGATTCAGTTTTAGCGTCAACCTCCCGCTTCATCTCCTCTGCCAAGTTCTTTCGAGTAGCAATCTCTTCTTTACTTTGCCCCCGTATCTCGGCCATTCTTTTTACGTACCCGGCAGAAATCTTTGCCAACTCCTTTTCAAGCCCCTCATCCATCAATGCAAGTTCAGACTGGCGATAGTTATCCTCTATTTTCAAACGCTCTTTCGCTGCTTTCTCGGCAGCTGCTTTTTCCTTATCAGTTAATATTTGTTGACTGTTCTTGCCATCCTCCTCTATCTGATACTTGTTAGCAATGCCTTTAACCTGCTCCATTTTCGCCTTAAGCCCGGCGATATACCCAGTCTGTTGCTCAATGAGCGCGAACGACTCATTGATATCCTTGTTCATAGCGGAGGTAGCCTTCTGCAAACCAATGCCTTGTTTTAAAAAACTTCGGTCGTTATATTCAGCCCATTGCTTTTGATTTCTTTTTGTATATAGCTCTAACCGTGCCTCCTCCTGAGCGAGTGATCGTTCCAGCACCTTCAATTGTTGCTCTCTTGCTTTTTCAAAAGCCTCAGTTCCTTCCGCTCCTTGATTCCTTAATAATTTTGCAACGGTGAATATGCTTTCTGTCTTTGATTTCACCCACTCTTTGTCTTGCTTCGACGCTTCTTCTCCAGATCGTTTAGCGGCTGCTAGTCTCTCTTCACCAAGTTCCTCAGCCGTAGCCACCGATTCTCTCATCCAATGTACCAAATCCGTTAACTCCCGAATCATACCAGCTATTGCGCCGGTATTTTTGCCAAGCGTTATCATAAAACCCTCCCACGCAGATGATAACCCCTTTGTTGCGCCCTCCACGTTATCGCCCATTGTATCAGCCATCGCTTTAAGCTCGGCATCTACACCGGTTATTTGCTCCCTGAGTGGAACAATCTTATCAGCAGCAGTCAAAAACGCATTAAAAGCAGCAACACTTCTCTTATCAGTCATTTCAAGAGTACTATTCAAATCAACACCTTGCTCTTTAAGCCTAATCAGTCCATCAACTAATTCTGGTAGTGTTTTTACAGGACCTCCCAATGCTGTTGCCAATTTCCCCGACCCGTCAGCCAAATTAAGAAGAATATTTCTCGTAGCAGTTGCAGCCATTGAAGCATCAAATCCGGCGTCCGACAGCTTTCCAAGCAAAGCCAAAGTGTCTTCTATTTGGAAATTAAACGCTTTGGCTACCGGCCCAACTATTGGCATCGCTGTTTGTAAATATGAGAAAGAAAGTGCCGTTCTAGCAGTAGAAACAGCCATCGCTGATACATAACGTTCAGTTTCTTTTGTACTAGCCCCGAACATACGTATAGCAGCACCTGCTAAAGCTGCTGCTTCAGGAAGATCCGCACCAGTCGCTTGTGCGAATTTTAGTATTGATTCTGTTGATTCAAGGATTTCTTTCTTTGAAAATCCAAGCTTCGCTAGTTCAATTTGTAGGTTAGTTACTTCAGATGCAGTGTATTTAGTTGTCATACCCAGCCTTTCGGAATCAGATATTAGATCGTTTATGTTTTTCTTCGTAGTTCCTAATACCGCAGCCAACCTACTATTTGCAGCTTCAAAACTTATCATTGCTCTAAATCCTTCTCTAATTTCGGTGTAAAGCCTTTGGATGCCAGCAATAATACCTTGAGCTCCTATCATTCCCTTGATCATTGAACCAATCCCAATACTTACCTCATTCAAGCTCGATGAAACTTGAGTGCGAAGAATCCCACTAAACCCTTTAGCAACGATTCCAAAGTTCTTCATAGATCGATCCCCATTCTGAATCGAGATAATAGCTGCCTTTACCTGTTCCTTGTAGTCACCGATAGTCATCTTCTGCTTAACCATTGCATCAGCATTTCGCCGACAGGTCTCCGTATTCCTATCAATTACGGCATTCATTTGCATGATAAGCTTTCTACCTTCTTCTGTAGTATGGTCAACATCCTTTTTTGCAGCGCGGAGTAATCTGCTTTGCTCTATCGCTTCTCGATCAGTCTTTATCTGCTGCTTCATGATTACGACAGCTTCTTCAATGGTCACACGCTGCTGCTTTTTTTCCTGATTCATCAACCGCTGTTGCTTCAACCGCTCAGTTTCAACCTTTGCCGCTGCCAAGGCTGCCTGTTCAGCTACTTTATCCGCCTTTACCTTTTCAAGAGCATCTTTTACATTCTCTTTGGTCTGGTCAGATATCCTTTTTAATAAAGCTTCCTGTTCCTTTTTTGCATCCTTGAGTGCCTTATCCGCAACAATTCCTTTTTCAATCGCCGTCGTCAGCTTTTGAAATTTTTCGGAGTAATCTTGAATACCATTCACCTTTATACTGATACCGGAACCAATTTCCGCTACAGTCTTTTTATACGACTCGGCAATCGTATTAATCCTCAGATTAAGTAAACTAAGGTCATCAAGTGCCTTCTTATCTACTAATTCGGAAATCTTTGTTTCATTAGCCATATCTTAAGTCTTTTCACTTAAAATATAACTGAGAACAGATTTTCTACACCATTCTAAGTAATTTGCTCGATATCAATCTATATAAATTATCATCTATCATTCTTAACACCGGGATATTCTCAATTTCCATGTTAAAATGAACGATATACCGTTCCACCTCCACCGTGTATTGGAACAGTGTATACCGTTCGCCACCAATCTTTACTTGCTCCGGGACGCTTGACTCGCTACGTACATACGGAATACCATCAATTAGCACATCCTCACAGCAGAGAATCGCATTCAACAATATTCCAACCCACCCGGGAACACCCATGGCACTACCAACCGTTAACCTACTCTTAACGTAAGGGAACTGATAGAGCTGCTTTAATTCGGCACGCTCATTGCGGAAGAATTCATTGTCAATACCATTCGTGTCACTACCTGAAAGAAAACCGCCCTCTAGACGAAAACGAAAGCGTTCATTTTCATTCTGTCCGTAATCTACAACAATATACCGACTCAGCTCTTCCTCGTCATCTGCCACCCGAAACACCCCCGAATACAACCTATAATCTCCGCATCTAGCCATCACTCTATAACATCCCGATAGCGGCTGCACCATTGCCTCGTACACGCCATTCCTAGCCTCTGACACCGTTAAGCGATCCACAATACCACCGCTTACCGTATCAATCAGTTCTACGACAACCTCACTCCTTGATGCGGCATTAAATCTCACACGAATCGTATCACCCTGTGTAAACCGCTGTACATATCCGTCAGTTATTCCAATTTCCGTAGAAAACCTCAACGGACACAGCACATCGGGCACCATCATGGCAATAGCACATTATCGTTCAACTTCCGCTCCACATCCACCGTGTATTGGAACAGTGTATACCGTTCGCCGCCAATCTTCACTCTCTCCGGGACGCTTGACTCGCTACGTACATACGGAACACCATCAATTAGCACATCCTCACAGCAGAGAATCGCATTCAACAATGTTCCAACCCACCCGGGAACACCAGTGGCACTACCAACCGTTAACCTACTCTTAACGTAAGGGAACTGGTAGAGCTGCTCAGGTTCCTGTATCTGATTACGAAAGAATTCATTACTCAATCCATAGGTATCACTATCTGCTAGAAAACCGCCCTCTACACGAAAACAGAAACGATATAGCCCTCCACCGTCTTCCACGAACCGGGTATTGAATAAGTTCCCATTTTTACTAAAGCCATATTCTACCTTCATCAAATGTCTCAGCATACGCTTATCATCTGTTATCTCGACGAATCCCGATTGCAGACATACCTCTCTACACTTGACATTCATTCGGTAAATCCCGGCAATGGGCTTCAACACGCATTCATATACAGACCCTCCCGAAGCCATGGCATACTCTCTGGCCCGATGAGATGCCGTTGCATTGGATTTACACTCCACCACCTCTACATCAATCACCTCACCAGCATCACCATGAAGTTGAATATAAATTGAATCACTACTCGCAAATCGCTGTATATACTCTCTATTGATACCTGTACTATAATCAGGCATACCGAAGACAATCGGGCACAAAGCAGACAATTTTATCATACTATCACTTATTATTTATTTCAAAATCAAACCATACTTTTTAAAATAAGCATTTACAGCCGGTTTTAGTCTATGCTCCGCCAAGTACCGCTTTGCCTGAGGAGATAAACCGTAAATTACCTGTCCGTATTTTTGTTCTATATCGCCACTTTGAGAAAATCCCTCAGACCCAACATTTATTCCATCTGCCGTCTTTATGGCAAATATTGAGTCATGGAAATTACCCTTGATAATTAAGTTCGGGGTTTCGGCCGACCTTGGGGCAAAGCCTAAAAAAGAACCGATCTTTGGAGGCTGTACTTTCATCTTCCAGTTATTGTATGCCTGAGCTCGATTTCTCCATGGACCGGCTTCTGCAGTCTTGAAAAATGGATCGTTATCATACGTTGGTCTCAAATTCTTTCCTCGACCATTCTTTCCGGCGTATAGTTGTTCACGTATAATCTCTGGTACGTCAGCACGCAACACCTCGTTTAGTACCATATTACCGAATCCGCTTGAAATCTGATTTAAACTCTTCTGTACATCGAATATAGTTCCCATCCTTAAAATAGAAGAGGGGAGGGCTTTTCAACCAACCCCTCTTAGCTAAAGGTTATTACTCGTCAGCACTTACATTGTCGCTGATCTTTTTCACACTCTTTTTACTTGGTGGAGATATCTTATCGTAAGTGTCTGAAAGAACTTTATTCCGATCCTCATCATTCATTCCTTCAAAGTGTCCGCTGTGCTTTTTAATGAATTCCTCTCTTGACATCCCTCTGCATAGCTCTACACTAAACGATACTCCATTTATTCTTAAGCCCATTGCTCAATTCCAGTTACTCCATTTTCCTGCAACACAGAAGGTGCTGCCAACATAGGAGAAGCGGATTCTTTCGGCGTGAGCTTAAATGTTCCGGATCCTTGAACATATTCAACTGCCGTTACCCCTTTCCAACAAGCAACTTCCGCCAAACCGGTACTAAAGTACTTTCCCACATTTAGTTTGTCGTAATGATCGAGCACGCAATACTCATTCTCCGAACCCGTCTTTTTCACCACATCTACAAAGCGGAGCCCATCAGCCACAGATAGCACATCAAAAGATGTCACAACCTGCATCGGATTCATCCAAGCTTTCTCAACGTCATTATACATCAGGTTAATCACGTTGTTGGCCTTGGTGCCACTCGCAGGGAAATCTTGCCCGGAGATATACAGTCCGGAAAGATCAATACCCTTGCAGGTGCCATCTGCTGCACGCTCTCCCCAAATAATGCCATTCTTGTCTACATACCAAGCCTGCATGTGAACGTCCTTTAGACGCATGATATTGGCGCGAAATCCCGCATCAAACTTCATCAAGGTTAATGCCGCTGTGTATGCAGCATAGCCGGTTACCTCATTTGGGCCATATCCCGTGGCTGATGTTTGCGCATCACCTCCATTGGGGGCATACTCTACGATCTCCTTGATGCCATACATACGGTTAGGTCTATCGGCATGGAAAGCCTTTTCCATATTTTCCAATGTCATTTCAACAGGAAGCTTTACACCGACTTCTGCCAATATAATAGCTTTGATGTACTCCGGCACCAACGGGCACTTGGAAATACCCGTGTTTACCTTATTGCTACCACACTCTCTCACTTGTTCCATAACACATCGATTTTAATTTTACTTTCATATTCTTTATCTCAATGGCATCAATGAGTTCAGGTAAATCTCGTTTTTCCGAGTCCATCACTCCGCGGCTGCCATACGCGTAGTTCTCTTTATAGATATGCTCTATTTCTCCAGCATTACCGAAATCCAGCTCTGTACATTGCTTCAATTGCCTCATAAACTCATCATAGATGATTCGTAGAAAGCCGTTGAACGATATATCATGGCGCTGCCAATTATCATAACCTCCTACGGTTTGACAAGCGATAATTAGATCCAGTTCCGCTTCACATTTAATTCCAGAAATGCCTATATGCTCTTCAAATGGAAACAGTCCAATGAGAGGAAATCGATTCATTTGTATCTGCGCCATCTCAATAAGCTTCGTATTTATATACACGCTGTCTCCAAACTGGAAGTTAATTTCATCAACTTTCAAATTCGACAGCTCTTTAGCTGTAGATTTGCATACATCACGTATTACCTCCTGCAAACTTCGTTTCATAACCCAAGCATATTAATCGTTTTAAGCATATTCGCATTTGGCTCATACTCCTGGTACAACCTACTGTTTTCTAGTAAGTATCTATGCAAGGTGATATTCATCTCTGCCATTGCATTCCAAGCAAGACATAACTTGTAATTAGGAGACACAGACTTACCATCGCCACTAGCCACCGTACTACCAAGCGAAGATATAGTTACGTGTCTCTGTCTTACCGCCTGAAAATAAATATAGTTGGCAACCGGCGAATGCGTCTTATCGAATAAATAAGAGCAGAGGACATCAAACTTACGATCCATTACATGGTGGCTATTACCAATTTCTCGAAGCCATTCTGTAAACTCCTCTTCCTGTGTGGGAGCAATGCCGTTTGTTGCTACTATTAATTTATGCTTCCACCCGGAGACTGATCCTCTTTGATCTATTTCGCAATAAGCGGCCAAATCTACGAACAAGCTGCACCCTAGCATCTTCAGAAGATAATCAGGCTCGTGCCTTTCAATGTATCCATCAAACTGTGCATCGAGTATATTACCAGTCATAGCAGGAGAACAACCTACATTTAGACCTTCAATATTCAAATCGCCAATAAAATAACTCTTATCTATTTTCATAGCAAACAGCATTAAAAATCAGGATCACTATCTAAATCAGAATTATCTCCCTCTTTTTTATCATCCGAACTTCCCACCTTGGCTTCTTCAGTAACTGTAGTAGCATTGCCATCTTTCTTTTCTCCTTGCTCTCCTACATCGTTAAGCTTCGGCTCTATTTTGAGAGGTTGTTCAGGTCCCACTTTTGGGTCACCTTCTGTAGTCGATTCCGAAAGCGGTTCCGGAATCACCTCAGGAGTATTTTCCACTTCGTGCCATGATAGCTCCATTCTCGAAAAACGAATTCTATTTTCCTTGATGAGTCTTTCTACAAACTTTCGATCTCCTTTAATGATTATTTCCATGACTGATATTTTTTAAGAGTAGGTGAGGAGAAGGCTCTTTCATCTCCTACACACTACTCAGTAAATACTATGCCTTTTTGATGGCCTTTAGAACGTCATCCAAATCACCGTAAGCAAATGCCCATGGCATATATACCGGCATCATTACTTCCTCTTGAATAATGACTGTTGTCATATTCTTGAGCTTCGTCTGTACATCATCGGCAAATTCGATGTTAACTGTAGTGTAATCGATCAGAGAACACCCGTTAATCATATCGCCGGCAAAGTACTTACCGATGCCCATGGCATTACATTCTACCACTGGAATACTACCAATGTATTTTCGGCCATTCATCTCGGTAACAAGGTTCAAATCTCTTCCTGTTGTATCTTTAGCAGTCGAAATGGTGAACACTGTAGAAGGATGAAGTGTAAGCGAGTTCGGAGAGTACTGGCCGAAGTTGAGAACCGCGTAAATCGCGTTGATGGCATCTTTGTAGTTCGGATCTTCCACAGAACCAAACATACCACTCTTGATAGCTCCGGTCATTGCTTTAATGGACGTTTCCGTACCTTTATAATCGAAATCAATGGCGAAGGAACGATCACTCATCTTGTGGATATCAAACGTTGCATTGAGGCCTGTCTCTACGGTTGCACCGGCAAGAGTAATTTTCATCTTATCGACTATCTTATCATTAGCTGCAGCAAGAGTGACAATGGTTTGTCCGGTTTCAGTCTTCTCCAATGATGAAATAGCACCTGCCGTCAGCGTCAGATAAGTGCCCGAAATAAATTTAGATACACACTCCACGCCTTCGTATGTAGTAATACCCTTCAAGTTATCACCGGAGCCATCACCAAACAGAATCTGATAATTCTCGGCAGTTTTTACCCACAAAGGCAAGCGGTTCAGGATGAAAGACACAACATAGCTCTTTGCTTTCAATAAGCGCTTTGACAGATTCATGTGTGTACCGATACGCTTCACATTGGTATACTCTTCCTTGAACTTCAACGAAGACTCAGCCAACATTCCGTTTTCAGAAACAACTGTTACGTTTCGGTCAAAATCATAAACCTGTTCGTAAGAAATCGACAATGCCGAAGGATCTCCGCGCTCAACCATCATCAAGTCACGCAGATTCAATCGCTGTTCATTGACAGCCGTCACTACACGGCCAGTCGACCGGTTGTTTGCTCTTGGTGTTTCCACACTATCTGTAATAGATACCAGCCCCTTAAGGTCTAAACTAAGAGTTCCGGATGATTTCTCTCTATTGCTGAAATATCCCTGGCATGCAGGCGTATCAAGGAAATCACTTACCGCTTTCTCCACCGCATTTACAGACGTCAGAACACCGCCATTCTCCTTAATTCTATCGAATGCTTCAGCAAGTGCAGTAACTTTCTCCGATTGCTCCTCGTAGGACTTCTTGATTTCTTCGAAGTTCGATAATCCTTTCAGAGATTCTGTAATACTATCAGAAATATCCTTTAGTTTTAGCTCAATGTCATGCTTCGACATCAACCCTTTGGCAAACTCTTCACAAACATCCTTGCACTTCTTCTGAATCGTACCGAACAAGGCCTTTTCTTCATCAGTCAAGTCCTTCTCTTCTTTAGCAAACCCAATCAATGGAATAGGAGCTGCCATCGCAAGCCCGAGTACCGCATCACCGCCACAATAGTAACTCACTGCACAAAGTAGCGCAATAAAACCAAACATCACTAGGGATTTATACTTCCCTACACTTTGAATCAAATTCTTCATTCTCAAAACGTTTTTAATTAATAATTATAATATTGAGCTTATCTTTGCAGCGAGCGAGAGATCCGTTTCGTGCTTCTCTTTTTCCTTTTCTCCTTTTTGCTGTTGGGTGTCATTCGACGGCGCAACAGGTTCATTCGAATTGGTATCTGCAACCTTAGCTATCATTGTTCTATATACGCGGCTCCAGCAATGAGGACAGCGCACGTAGCTAACAATGTCCTCTATACTCTTAACCTGTAAATCACTCTCCATGCCCTTGTGTGAATCAAGAACCGCAAGCACCTGCTCACGTATTTCAGGCTTTAGCTTATCCATTTCCTCACGTACAACACCTTCGATAATCCATCGTTGATACATAGCAGCAAGATCAAGTACCTGATTACTAAATGTCGTCTCTGCTTCTTTATCATAATCGAAACTATGTCCACAGCCTGGGCAAGTTACCATACTAGATTCACCCGTTAAGGCTTTCGTTATAAAATCCAACTTCATATCTAAATCATTTAGTCTTTCATTCGAGTACTTCATATTCAATGCTTTCTGTATCAATCCAATCGACTCTTTCAGCTTCTGTCTTTGAGTATTAAGGCTATCACTACTCTTTATACCCACAAGGAATGTTTGCGGATTCGCCCCCCATGCCTGCAATGTAGACACTTCACCTAAAAACCACTCTAATACCAGCCCGGGAGTATTAGCATCCTTTCTGATCGCCTTTACTCCGATTGAGTGTTCAAGTGTCTTTCCACACTCTGCATACAATTTGTAATCTTCAAAGGTCTCTTTACCAATCTGTTTGTTCAGATTTATCTTGGAGACAACGATTAAGTTCGAGTTCTCTTCTCTGGCTTCTGTTGGACACCCGATCAACTTCGTTTTATCGTGATCCAGAAGATGCTTTCCGCGTTTCAAAAAGAACTCATTGATGGTCTTGTCAAACGAACCACTTGCGGAAGTCTCTCCTTGGTCGTCCTTGACACCAATGCCGTTTACCGCAATCGTAACAATACCCTTTGCTTCGTCAACATCATTTGCCTTTGTCTTCAGCTGCAGCGTTTTCAGTTCCTTTTCCATTATTACTCTCTTTTTTATTGATATCTACAATCGTTTTAACTAACTCTATTTCTTCCGGGACCATTTCATACAGAATTTTATCAAACAGTGGAATATCGACCTTGCTTTCCCCTATTCTTGCCCTATAGTCATTCAGCGTTATAATGCCATTCATAAACTCACTCATAGCGCGTTCAGATACAATCTTACTAACTTCTTCTTTCTCTTTTTGTCCCTCTTGCAGACAGTCAACATGGCTGAAATCTGCTTCGATATAATACCCATCTTTGTCAAACCCCAACATCTTAGTCAGTTCCGCACAAAATCTATTTGCTGCCGGTATAACTTTCGATGTGTATACCGTTTTTTCGGCCGTCTTCTGATTGCTGAATGTGGATTGATCTTTACGTGGTACCAATACGGATGGAATACCAAATGCGCTGGCAATCATAATTGCATCATTAAGCGTTTCTTCAAACGGCTGCAACTCCTGTATACTCATTGATGTTCTAATGAAATCAACTGGAGTCTGACTGATAGAAAGAGGGAATTGGTCATCACCAACACCGTATGTATGGGTATACTCTTTAATAAGATCCGTCTTTTCTTCCGGAGTCATAGCTATTGGCCCAGCATCATCTCGTTTCGCAGAAACAAGTAGTCCGATAGCCCCTCGCTTTACGAAAATCGCATTTCTAGCCTTATATACTGGAATTAGATTGTCTATCGCCATCTTCACCGAACACAACACCGATTGACTCTTAAGAAAGTCATGGCTCTTGAAATCAGCGTTACCATCTTGATCGTGAAAGATGAAATCTGGTAAGATTTTCTCTTGTGTATTAAGCCCATACTGAAGATAATAGTAGTCTATGATATCACTCTTCTCGGCATTGCCAAATAACGGTATGTAGTTCTTCAGCATGATGTTGACATTATCAGGTGGCAATACCCAATAGTTTCGGCATCTTTTGTAGATGGGAGTTTTAATTCCAATAAATGCTTCGGGGACAACGCACTTTATATAACTATTGCCGGTTGCGAGCTTATACACAAAGTGCATATATACCATTCGTTGAAAGGAGTATAAGCAATTTGGACGATTTATTAGGGTATTAAATAAAGCATTATCCCAAACGACCGAATCGTCTGCGTATTTTTTGAGAATAAATTTGCCTCCTGCTATGCGACTAGCAATGTAATCAATCGGGAAAAAAACCTCTCCAACGCTACCAAATAAGGTCAGACAGTTAGCGTCAGCAACATAAGGACTAAAATAATCACCAGCGACCCGGTATCTCACTCCTTGGGTTGAAAACAACTTTCCAACCTCATGGGCAACGATACCGGGTATGTCAGTATTCTTTTTCTTAAATAATCTGTCGATCAAATTCATCTGATTGCTATATTTTCTATTAAAATATAATTCTAATCAGATTTTTCTAAGAAAAACATCAATGTGCTTATATATTAAACATGAAGATTAATTTATAAACTAAAGCTGTTTTTTTGAATGTTGTTAATGGGTGTTAGTTTTTAACGGTGTAATCCGGGTGCGTGATGTATCCGGATTACTTTTTTAAGAAATTTCGTATAATCAACCTAGACGCAAACGATAGTAAATTTATGGCAGAATAGCTGTATTTAGCTTCATAGTCAGCCAAATTCTCCATGAAGTTACGATAATCTATGCTATGTTCATAATCAGTCCTAAATCGGAACAATCTTTTTATATTGGCATACTCGGCTGTTATTCGTTGTTCTTTATTGCCACTGTCAAGCATACAGCGAAGATCAGGCAACGACTCTCTAACCTCACGAAATAATGGGAAGAAGGCTTTTCCACTCTCTACATAGCAGTGCTTTATATCCCACTCCTTGAGTACTAATGATATTTCTGAGCTCAATAATACCTCACTAGAGAACACAACATCAGTTACATATACCAGATTACCTATAGCAACCTTGCAGATGACAAACATTCCGTCACAGTCTGGTACAATAAATACGACTGTTTTACTATTCGGTTCGATCTCTTCGTATAGCTTGAAGTCCTTGAGATTCTTTCCTCGCATTTCAACAGTCCCGGTTAACGCATCCTCGGCATCGTCATGCTCGCTTACGCCATCTTTCCGGTATGATTTTATGTGTTTCGCCCATTCCGGCCAACGAGCCTCCCAATCCTCCGGTAGATAAGTCAAGTTCATGACTTCGGCCGACCGAGTAAATATTCGCACCTTTTTATTATCCGATTGATGGAAAGTATTCACCTTGATGGAGTTATTACCCATCAAGCGAAGCTGAGATTCTACATTTCTAGCAAACCCTCGGCCACCATTGTTGCTCTCGATGTTGCTGATGGCTACACCATTCTTCGACATCATTTGAGCAGTTGCCGGCTCCGTGTATTCCATCGCCTTAGGAGTATATAAAACATCAAGAAAGAAATTACCGATTTCTGTTTCTACATAGTCTATAGAACACAGGTAATCTTTTCCGGTGTCAGCGGTATCGGTATAATTCTTCTTGATCGCACGCTTAGTCGCAGGAATTATACCATAGGTCTTAAACTTCCCGTACATTAATCCTTCTTTCGGTTGAGGATTTTGCAAATACTGCGTTTGAAAGATATACGGATCTATTCGCTCCAATTTATGTAGCTCCTCTACCGTATGTTTAAATGGCCATAGAGCACACTCTTTACCATCTTCATCATAATACAATACCGGTAGGGAGATAACAGTCCATTCTCCGGGCTCTATCTCCATCAAGTGACCACAAAGATCACGCTCATGGAGACGCTGCATAATCACCACTATAGGAGTTCTACGAGAATTCACGCGATTTCGTATTGTGCTCTCGAATCGGTTATTTACAAATTCTCTTTTGGTTTCAGACTGAGCATCATCCGGCTTTATCGGGTCATCTATTAATATTGCCCCTCCGAATTTAACTTCATCGCACATTGAGTCGAGCGCATCTACCTGCTCTCTCAAATCATTTTCTTCCTCATCAACAGAACCGGCACCAAATCCGGTCACCTGACCACCCGATGCAACGGCATAAACACCGCCGCCCTCTGTTGTATTCCACTTTTTCTTTGAGTCCGTCGTATTGCTCACCCGAACCCATGGGAACATCTGCTGATACTCCGCACTCTTCACTAACTCCCGGACTTCGTTTGAATTGTCCTTAGCTAAATCATCGGAATAGGAGAGGTGTATAAATTTAGCCGAAGGATTCAGAGCAAATCCCTCGGCCATAAAATTCTTAATCGCTAGCTCCGTCTTCGAGTATCGCGGCGCTATGTTAATGATAAGGCGCGTTATCTTTCCCTCAAGCACTAAGTCTAAGGCATCACTAATAATCTCATGATGCTGGTTGACAACAAACTTGCGCTTATTCCTTTGTCGGAAGAAATACTTCGTAAAGTTTATACTCTTTGACAGTAAAGCCGCGCGTAACAGATCCAATCCATTATCCGATGCCATTTTCTTTCATTATTTTTAGTGCCTCTTTCCGCGTCATGGGTTTAATATCGACGCTCGCTTCAACCTTTGCATTAACGTCGCTATTTTGCCTGTTCTTCCAATTATCAGGGTCACCATTGGTTAGTGTAAAGATGATTGCAGCCGTATCGGGTTGGACGTGCTTCTTAATGACCGTCTGCTCCTTTACTTTCAACTTCTTTTTTCCACTATCATCCACTGCATCATCCTTACCGGGCTTCAAATACACAGTCTTGGTTTCTTCTATCTCATAACCCTGTATTTTTCTCAATAAGGACTTCTTAGCTTCAGTTACCATGAAGTGCAATCGGGCTTCTTCGGCCTTTTTTATAGACTCAAAAAACTCTACTTTTTCTTTTTTCCATTTGAAGTAAATAGCCTCTGAGATACCCACCTGAGCGCAGATTTCAGCAATAGTATAGCTATCCCCTCTAATGAGGGAACATATTTTATCGACTAAGATTTTGCTATACTTTGCCATTTTTCTACTATTTATCTTCTTCTTTATCAAATTTAAACATCGAATCTGCAATATCAATGCAATTTTCGAGCTCTAAAACCACAGCTTTCAGCTCTATATACTTGCGCTTGTCAACTGAAGATGCAACGCCTTCACTATTAATAACTCTTTCGATTTCTACAAGCTGCTGACGCTTTCTATCCAATCTCTTTATAAGCACATTCTTGTAAATCATACACAATTTTGTTTGCATGGCACCAATAATTTAAGTTTGCTGCCAAAGTTAATATTTTATTTTAAAGTGGGCTTAAATCTCACAATCAGATAAATCCAGTTTAGGATAATTCGAACCAATAGCATTCGTATCTCCCTTATAGAATACCAATACGTTTTGATGGTGCTTACCTATTTTCCGGCTATGATTAAACTGGTTACTCGCACGCATGGCAAGGCTTCCTATCTGATTGACAAGAATCATTTCGTTATAGTAAACCATCCCGGCTTCAATAAAGGCGCTGATCGTATCAGAAACGAAATTACGGTAAACGCCTTGTTTGCTTCTTACTTCACCGACTACAAAGACTGCAAATCGATCATCCTTAAGCATGGAGCAACTCTTTTTTATGATTTCGAAATAAGCCTGTTTGAAATCATCATATTTCATTGTCGATAAATCTTTCGGATCATCTGAATACACCTCAAGGTCTGCATATGGAGGACAACTAAAGATAAAGTCTACCTGCATGCCCGAATAAAGCGTATCTATGTGGCAGCTATCACCGCATACCCATGTCGGATAACTAGGCATTGTGTTTTCTCCAATGACTTCTAACGCATTCTTGTAATTGGATTCGATCTGTTCATTTCGCAAATCCACTCCAAAATAAGGCATTCCCAATTTACTCGCTACAATTCCTCTAACAGAACCTCCGGCAAATGGATCAAGAACACTTCCTCCATTGAGATTAAACCATCTGTATGACAATTCACAAAGTACTGGATCAAAGATTGAAGTTCCACTCATAACAGGGATATTATTTTTCTGACAATAATCCATAACCTCATCCCATGATGGTTCTATACCCGTCTTCGCACGGAGCATATTCTTAGCTTCATATACTCTAGGAGGTTGAGCAGATCTATTGAAGGTGATATTACCATCACGTCCATCGTCACTCTTGATGCCTAAATCTAGCCAAGCACGCTTTCTCTCTTGCCAATTACCTGACTTCGCATCCAGTACCGAAAACGGAGGTATTATGAAACGTTCTTTCAACACACCAGTTCGCCCTTTCACAGAATCTACCTCATCAAGCTCGATATCGCCTATCTCTAGTTCCCAATCGTCCAAAATATCCCTCTCAAAATCCTCTTCAATTAAAGCTAAATCAAATTCAGACTTATCACTTGTTTGATTATCCGCAAATGCTAGCAGCTTTCGCTTCTCGTCGGTCGAAGCAATATCCGTTCGCTTTACTACAACTAATTCCTGACCATCGGATTCGACAATACGCACATTTAGCCCTAACTGCTTAGCCTGCTCGAACACACCGTTGCCGGCAATAATGACATTATCCCGGTCGACGAGTATAGAGCGACCGGCACCACATTCATCAAGGCTCTTATTGATCAGCCTCTTGTTAGCATCATCGTGTAGCCTGTAATTACGTGGGTCAAACTTTATATCTTCAGCATTCATATACCTTTTTTATCTTAAAATATATACTCTCCCGATATTTTCCTTTTAATCATATCCAATACGGCATTATAAATCTCATACAACTGCTTTAATGTCTCCGGACCGGGCCAATCGGAGAAATTTTGGTCTTGAAAAAAACGAAAATCAAAAACCTTCCTGGCCATTGGAGATAGCTCCAGATCTTCTACTGCATCCCTGATAAGTCTGAATTTGTCAATTAAGTAGCCATCGTCCGAGTCTTCATCTTCATCGGGCAATGTATCGAGGATAGAACAATCAACATTTTCATCGACTAAAGCAGACTTGTACTTATTCTGGTAGGGTGAGGTAGGAGAGTATATGTTCAACTTAATCATTCTAAGAACAAAGAAATCAAGTTCCGAGTATCCATTCCTTTTCGTGTTTACCAATCGCTCTAATCTCCATAACTCTTTCTGCCACAACGAACACATTACCTCATTCAGTACGTCTGTTGCTTCACCACGCATTCCGGATAGCTCACAGTGATACCGAGAATAATCAAGCCACTTACTGTAACGCCTCTCAATAAATCTTGCAATTTCAAGTCTACCTCTCAGCATACGTTCTCTTTTTACAATAAATGTTATACTCGCAGAGGTACATTCCCACCTGAGTAGATGCGTCCCAGACATCATCGATAGACTTACAGTTGAACACCTTGCATAGACTCTCAAATTCCCCTTTCCATGCCATCCACCATGTCTTTGCATCATGCCTTACAGGTAGCTCCGGATAGAGTTTGCAAAATGACTCTAAGCTTCCTTTTGCGTCACTAGCCAAATGGCGAATGTTATCAATTCCTACAGAAACAGATGCTCCATAAGTTTCAATCTTCGTAAATCCACTATTTATCATCTCATTCCGCTTTGCTGTCTCTTTTCTCACAATTTCTGACCGCCTATCCTTGCAAAAGTCAGAAAGCGCTACCATAATGGCCTGATTGTTTATCTTCGATCCCCAGACGAATTGCCCTCGACTGCCGTTTTTCAGTTGGCAGAAGAAAATACATAGTTCGGCCAGATTTAAATACCAATAACTAGATAGAACGGAAAGAGCGGTTTCCGCCAATTGTGTATCCGTTAATTCAACCCCGGAGTATCTAAGAACCGACTGTAGGTGTTTCGTTATAATTTCAACGCTGGTAGCATTACTGAAACTTCTTCCGATATCGGCCAAAGTCGGTATGTTATCGGCGGCTACAACCTCAGATAGCGTAACGTTGCAATTCAACTGAGCAATCGTACCCGACCAGTCATTGACCAATTGGGAGGCCGTTGATCCATTCCTTAAGGCCATCTGCTTGGCTGTCAGAGGCACTTCCTGATGCGTTGCTACCTTGGTTAACTGCACCGGGGATAGAATTACCTCTAGCTCCGCTTTTATTAGTTCTCCTTTCATCCTTTTCGTTTTTTAGTTTAAGTTCTAACCATCTAGAAAAATAAGACATAGCATCCTTGGGTGCCTTAGCCGTTTCCCCCTCATTTTGCAATTTCATAAAGAAACGCTCCAAATACTCATAAAAGCTTTCTAGGGTAAATTCATGATATCCCGCAGAGCGAGTATTCATCGTTAGAGTTTCTGCCCAATGCTGATTCTTCTTAAGTTCCATGTAGCAATCATCAAGACTTTTATCAAAGAAACTATTCTCTGAAAATAAATCTCCTACGCATACGCGTAAAGAATTTATAGTCTTATTCTCTTTAGTCTTTATATTTAGGTTACCCGTTTTACTTACCTTTTTACTTACCGTTTTGCTTACCTTTTTACTTCCCGTTTTACTTACGTCAAGTAAGTAATAAATAGGGGATTTTGCATTACGTTTTCCTGCCTCGAAATTAATCAAACCTTTTTGCTGTAATCTATTCCTAACTTCAATCACGGTCTTTTCTGATATACCGGTTGCGAGGACGATTATCTTGTTGGGATGTTCAAACGGATTCTGCCAACCCCGAATATTGCACTCATTCAATAAGTAGAAGTACAAAAAAACTTCGTTCGAGCTGAATTCTACACTTCGATTCATCTGCCAAAATTGGTTCATATAATCTATATAAGTCATTCTTTTATAATTGGTTTTATTAGGGTAGGGGTAAACTACCCCTCACTTTTATCGAAATAATTGCTATAGGAAATCTTCATTTGAATATCCCCAACTCTTTTTCTATTCTCTTCTTTGCGATACTGATATAACTAGGATTTAACTCATAGCCGACATAATTACGATTTAGCTTCCTTGCGACAATGGCAGTTGTTCCAGAGCCCATAAATGGATCGAGAACAATTCCGTCTTCGGGGCATCCCGCTTTGATACAGTCTACGATCAGCTTCTCGGGAAAGGTAGCAAAGTGAGCTTCTCTTAAAGGCTGGGTAGGAACCGACCATACGGAACGTTTATTCCTTGTTTTATAATCATTACGGATTAATCCTTTCATCTTTGTTCTTCCAGGAGTGTTATTCATTTTAGTGGTATTCCTTTCTCTGATTATAGTATCGTAAGACACTGCTTCCTCCGCTATGGCATCACAATCGAAGTAATACTTTTTGCTTTTGCTAAATAAAAGGATATATTCATGCGATTTTGTAGTGCGGTCCCTAACGCTTTCGGGCATACAGGATGGCTTGCTCCAAATAATGGTATCTCGCCAATACCAGCCGTCTGCACGTAGGGCAAAGGCAAACATCCAAGGGATGCCTATCATATCTTTAGGCTTACAACCAGTACATTGCCTGACTAATGTAGCTTTTCCAAGCGTACCTCGGTTTGTTCCCTGCTTATAATTCATAGCATTGTTCGGGTATCCCGCAGCTCCTTTCATTGACCCGGCATAAGAATCGCTGATATTTACCCACAAAGTGCCATCTTCAGTCAATACCCGAAAGACTTCACGGAATACTCGAACCAACTTCTGAATATATTCTTCCGGAGTAGACTCCAAGCCGATTTGTGCATCAGTGCCATAATCTCGCAACCCATAATAGGGAGGGGATGTTACACAGCAATGAATGCTATTACCTGGTAATTCTTTTAGTCCAGATGAGCATTCTGAATTATGGATGTGATTTATATTCATTTCTTCTTGTGTTTTACATTATTCTTATCTTCAAATTTTTCGCAGCAATTCACTTCAACCACCAATGCATCCCTAAGCTCACATCTTTTTCGCCAATATCCGTTAGGCAATCTTTTTCCGTTGCCTGCAAATACCTGCTTATTGTTAATAAAACGATATCCGGTCCAATACACACAGTCCCGGCAGTGGCAGCCGCCAATAATTCCAGATTCCAATGTCCAGTCCATAATAATTCTTTCTTTATTGTTAGGATTGTTCTTTCTTCTCTTTTATAGTCACATTATCATCTTCATCAATCTCGAAGCAATCCGGACAATAGCATTTCCCGTCTTCGATCAACCAATGGTCGTCCTGCGCTTCTTCCTTTGGTGAGTTTTCATCAGTCCAAAGTGTGAAGCCAGAATATTCGTTCATATACACCTTGCCGCATACATCGCACTGAACTCCGTATGCTTTTTCTTCAAATATTGCCATAATGTTTCTTTCTACTATTTATGCCGTCAACTTACGACGAATAAGGTTAATATTCTTGTTTACAAGGCTGATAATACAGTCATGGAATTCTGTATTTTTTTTCATGCAACTTGCTTTATAAGATTAATATTTCCTTTTACTACCTTGAGTATCTTATCATGATACTCACTGTTTTTGTTACAAATTGATCTTGACTGTACTATCTCGAATGTTCTTAAGTTTAGCTCGATTGTTTCAGTTCGTTTTCCATCGACCGAAGCAGACAAGATAAGAGAATCTTTTTTCTTGAAATAGTTGCACGCATACACGCAATGATGCATTGTTGCCCCTTCTTCGGCAAACTCCTGTACACTCTGAAGTACATGTATCACAATATTTCCCTCTTGTATTATTATTCCTAAGTACTTTGCTTTATCTTTAAGATACTGCTCTTCATACTTCATGGCTTCTTTGATATTTTTTTCAAGACGCAATTTCTCATCCTGTTTTGTTTTGAGTTTTACTACCTCTAGGTGTGCTTTATGCAGATCATCCGGAACAAGATATTTCGGTGAGCGCATATCACGTCCAATCGCTCTCGACATATCCAAATAATCTATATATGTGCCCACGTGTCCTTTAGTAAACTTATACCCATGTTTTAAAGCTATACGTATTGATGGCCATAACTTACCAACCTTATCGATATTGTCTTTCATGTATCGCAATAGCTCCATTTGCTTCTGCTTAATAAGAGTTTCAACGAAAGGATATTTAAGTATCATTTTAAAAAGCAAATCAGGAGTAATACCGAAGTAATTGCTATCAATCTTCGCATACTTCAACTGTGGTAATAGCTTCTCCCTTTTGATCACATTAGAGAATATATGATACTTTTCAGTTATGTAAGCATCATTTCTTATCTCCATCATAGAGCCTAAGCACCAAGCGTCATAAACTCCGCACATACCAAATGTATTAGTTGGTTTGGCCATGATTGTTGTAGTACCCTTTACGTTTATCCATAACTGTACAACCTCTATGCAATCTATTGTTGCAGCTTCACCCTTACGGCATTTTTTCATTAAGATAAAGTGACGCAATAGCTGATATCCTTTGAAAGTAGTTATTACAGTGTAGTACTCATTTCGGGGACTGTATGTCCTGCAATTACTTGAATTTACTTCAAGATGTTTACCACAATTTGGACAATCTACTCCAAAAAGAGATACTGATAACTGCGAATCGTCTCTTTTAAACTCACAGCCACACTCTGCACACCATATCTTTTTACTGGTTGCAAACCCTTTTGGCTTGAAGCATTTGTTCTTGCCATAATCAACTTGATTTACAGTTATCGGAGGAAGTTCACTATGTAGATTATAAACCTCCCATTGTAGATTTGTTTTTGGTTTCATAGCTAAAACAATGACATTTGTTGAACTTCTGAATCCACTTTTTTTGCCTTTGTAGGCTTCTTCTTCAGCAAAGCGTGTTGTTCCTCGGCTAACCGTTGAATAGCTGCTTCACGGGCTTTCTCTTTATCCTCTTCGGTAAGCGTCACAGGCTTGTTAGCAGCAGAAGAAGATACCTTAACGTTGGCTGGCATTTTAGCCACTTTGATGTTATCCTCGTCGTAGTAATGAACCGCCATCCCGTAGACTTCTTCATCGGATATAGCAACCGCATTACCACGTTTACGAGCTTCGCCTAAAATATAGGTACAGCACTCTTTAATACTCTTGCCTGGTTTGGCAAATGATACAGCGAATAAGCTATCTTCTTTAGCACGCTGCTCAAGGTAGGCTTGGATTGTTTTTTCAAATTCCATAATAGTGTGATTTTCTTTGATTAATTACTTGCAGTACAAAAAATGATTAGCGACCACATAGACAATGTACCAAAACATTGTAATTATGGCAATCATAGACAGTAGAGTGAGGGCCTGCTTCATAATTCCTTAATCAACAATTGATAACCAATGGCATAATTAAGTAAGTAAGTTCACATTCACCTCCTTCTGCCGGTCTAATTAAAGAAGCCTTACTGTGCTCCAACATTGAGATTGACACTTCATTCGATGGAATGCTCTCCAAAATCTCAATCAAAGCAGTATACTTAAATCCGATTTTAATGTCAGCACCTAGATATGAACTTACCGACACAAGTTCTTCAGCAGAAGTCGACAAATCCGTGTTCTTGCCAGTCAGAGTTAGTGTTCCTCTTTTGTATTCCATCACAACCAATGATGTACTCGCAGCACAGAACACAGATACTCTTTTCAGAGCAGACACCAATTCTACTTTATTGATTATTGCTGTCTTATTATTGTTCGAAGGTATCACAGCCCGATAATTGGGATATCTTCCCTCAATTATTCTACAAGTTATTATGTAGCAATCAAATTCAAAATCTATGGTAGATACTCCAACAGTGACTTTCACCTCTTCACATGCAGGTGGTATAATAGCTGATAATATCTTTGCAAATTTTGAAGGAAGTATAAACGATGATCTACCTTTTTCATTCTCTATTTTTGAAACAGCCATCCCTAGCATAACTCCATCACTTGCCACATAAGTAACAGTGTTGCTGTCTTTCTCAACATAAACACCATTCATGACAGGGCGTAGTTCATCATTAGCACAACATATTTGAACTTGTCTCATGCAATAAATAAAATCATCAACCTTTAGGGTAAATGGTTCGTCAGAACTCTCTTTGCTTATCTGAGGATATCCATTACCATGATCTCCAACCAGGTTAAACTTACCGTTTGAGTATCTAACGCAGACTTCAACATATTTTTCAGACGGTATCACATCAAACACGAGTGGTTGCTCCGGGATTTCCTTCAAACCTTCTAGAAGAGTTTTTGCATTGATAAAAAAAGATGGAACAACCTCTCCAAGAGTAATGCTGCATTTTACAATAGTGGTAATTCTACCACCTTCTTCTCCTGCGGTAATTAATACGCCTCCTCCTTCCTGTGGTTCGAACAGAAAATTATCATACGCTGGCAATGAATTTTTAGGTTGAATAACCCTGATAATTGATTTTAGCTTACTATATAGCTCGCTTTTTAAGAATGTTATTTTCATACGTCACTGAATTATGTGGCGCACAATAAAGAGGGGAGAGGTGTTTCAGTAGAGGATATAATATGAATAGTATATAAACAGCAAAAGCCAGATAAAACCTAGTTTTATCCAGCTCAGCACCATTTATGTGGCAAATATAGGGAGTCTTTTTATATCTACAAACTTTTCAGCTGTTTTTTTCTTGATTTTTTTGAAGTAAATCTAAAACACTACGATTAGCCTTGTCGTAAATTGAATAGTCTATATCAATATAGATATCAGCCATTTTATATTCATGATTTACATGTCCTAGGCAAAAGTCAATATCAGCCTTATTAATTCCTGCCTTATTCCTCGCTATGCTGGCCCATGAGTGGCGAGCCCAGTTCGTGGATAGTGGAACACCCAGATTTAATTCTTCTGATATAGTCTTAAGCCCTATATTGACAGCTCTCAGGAAGTTGTTAAGGCAGCAATACTTGTTCTTAAACGCAGATAATAATACTCCATTGCTGTATTTATCTAATAACAGCCTCAACTCAGGCTCTACTTTGATCGATAAGGTAAACCGACCGATATTGTCAGGGGTATTCGTTTTAGAACGTTCATATTCGACACGACCCGCCCTTTCACTGTTTAATAGATATAAGTCATTTATGTTTATTCCCATTAGATAAAACATCATCATAAACACATCCCTTGCCATATTAGACCGGCTGGTCGTAAAATTTCCATCACGAATACGGATGATGTCTTCTATGGAAAGGTTTTTTCTTTTTCTACGATACTGTGGTATTGAAATCTTTACAAAAGGATTAGATGGTATTCTTATTATATCTAGTTCTTCGTTATTATACTGCTTCTTAGCCTTGTTGTAAATCGCGCGCAATCCTCGAATGTAGTTGTTAATTGTGCCAGGTTCCATATTTCGCTCGATCATAGTCATGTTTTTCTTCCTTACGACGATTTTTGTGTTCATAAGATGCTCAATGTATAGTTCTAGATTCTTGACAGTGATATCTTTTGTGTCAATTCGCTGTTTTTTAAAGAAATTCATAAATGAATTGAGAGAATTATCATACCATTCGGCAGTCTTTACTTTAACCGTTTTTGAGATTAATTCTTTTGCAAACTTCACGAAATCAATTGATTGAGAATCACAATTTACACTTAAAAGTATCTCCTCTTTTAACTCCGAACAGGTCATTCGCTTGGTTCTTTCACTACCTAGCTTAATACAAACCTCTCTATAGGACTGAATATTCTTTGTAAGCTCGTAATTTAGTATTTCGGCTTGGTCGGATACCGAGGCAATAGTGCCGTCATCGCCCATTAAATCGGGCTTTATGAAGTATTCGGTAGCTATATATATAGAGCTACTATTGTGGTAAATACGAATTTTTATGTTAGCAGTACCGTCCTGCTTAATATGCTTTCCGCCGGTAAAAACAATTGCTTTAAATGTTGCCAT